GGTGGTCACTACTTTTGTACACGATTATTCTACCACAGTGACCTTGATTTGTAAACCTCAAAACTCTTGACGAAGGACCGGCCCCGAAGGACCGGCCCCACGTCCACACAACTTTAGGAGAATAAACCGAACGACCACAATACCATAATACCACGATTTAGACCTCGTGTAAATGGTCTAAACTCTTGAATCAAGGAACCTCACTTCCCTCGGATAGACCTCCTGTACTTGGCCGGTCTCCTGGTCCTCCACGATGGCCATGGTCACCTCACACTGTCCACCGGGTTCACCACCAATCATAGGCGATGGTGCACAGACCCATTTTCGAGTCTGCCACCGAAGGAACCAGTGCTTGTGGTTACCTACCAGACAAGGCCTTCGACCGTCCAGACCACTGATGGGGGTAACGTCCAGGCCACGGAGGAGGGGGCTAATCCGGGCCACCAGGCCTTCGTAGGTGAACACGTCCACCAACGGGGCCAGCTTCTCCACCAGGTCAGCCTGCTGCTCCACCGTCCAGGCATGCTTGTTGGCCTGCTCCTCCATCCGGAGGTAAGCATCACTACCACCACCAGCTACGGCCAGCTCACAGGCTTGCCTGTAACCGTCTGCACCCAGGCCCATCACGGTAGCGGTCTCCAGAGCTGAGCGGAAAATGGACTCCGCTTCAACCACATTAAAGGCATATTCCTTCACAATCTCATTCAGGTCTTTCATAGCTTCTCCTTTCACATTTGACAATATGTTCATAAGTCTTGAAGTAGCGGCCAATTCCAAACGGAAGGGACCATCGCAGTTGCTGGCCTGCCAGCTCTAAGAGCTTCCGAGAGCAATACAGGCACCCCATACCATACCAGGTGCAACCACCCTTTGGGTCAAGTGGACAATTGCCCATGTAGCTATCACCTCCCTTCCAAAACTGTATTAAGCGCTTAATACAAACTCAGCCAGCGCCGGAAAATTCTGACCTCCAGGGACACTCTTTGCAGAGAGCTCTGAGCTTGCCTGAGCTGGTCTTCTGTCCGGGGCAGGTTTCTCCATCTCTGTCTTCGATACACACAGGCAGTCCAGTGTATGAATCAATCCTGCTTCCGGATAATTGCCCCCTGCTGAGCTTCTGCAGCTTCCCATGTTCCTCCTCGAAAGCCGCAAGAGCTTCCTGATACTCCTCTAGCTGAGAACGAGAAGGCTTCACGTCCACAGGACGGTTGTCTTTCATGAGCTGCTTCAGGCCAGTTTTCCGGTTAGAGTCACTCTCGGAACTGCCTCCCCCGCTACCACGATGTAAGTCTTCCACATAGACCTTCATCCAGTCCTTGACCGCCCCGTCAATAATCGCCTGCCGGGTAAGCAGAGCCATGTGCAGCTCCAGCCTAAGAGACCGAGTGAGCTTCTTGGCATTGGCCTTTTCAATCATGCTCTTGAGCATCGTGATTTTCTGGTTGATGTCTGTAATTCGAGCTGGGCAGTCCTCTTTGCACTCCACACCAGTGAAGGCTGCACATTGACCCTTCTCGTTCCGGTTGTAGCACTTAAATGTCTTCCCCACCTTTCTCACCTCCTTTCTCATTCATGAGCTCCTCTACATCCACACCAATTTGCTTCAGCTTATAGCGTTCCGGATAGGAGTCATCCATCTCGAACCTTTCCCGCATGTTGTGGTACTCTTCCACGAAAGCTTTGTAAAACTCCTTCAGCCTCTTAGGTCCGAAACCGAATCTAACATGGAGAGTCCACAGCACGGAGGCATCCATATCGAGTCTGAACCTCTCCTCTTGAGCCAGAATTTGCCGGGTTATCTCGGCTTCCATTTCCACTCGGGCCACACCTTTGGTTGCCGCCTCCACAATCTCCTTCTTTGAATGGAAGATGTAGGTCTTAGTTCCCCCACCTTTTACCCCGGCCTTACGTCTCTCGGCCCTGTTCATGTCTCTCCCTCACTATCCACCAAGCTGAAGCAATACGGGCAAACCGACTTAGTTCTGCCCATTACTACGTGGCCGCAGACGGGGCACTTAGAGCCTTTCTCCCCGTAGGGTATCCACGTTGCCACTGGCTTCTTCTGAGCTCCCTTATACTTCTCCACCTGTACCAGGTACTTCATGAGAAACTCAATGCCCTCGGTCTTTCGGTATTGCTCCTGATAGACCACTCGAGTTATGCCCGCATTCACGATAGCTTGAGCACAGTGCAGGCAGGGGGAGAGGGAGCAGTACAGAGTGCACCCTTCCACACTGATACCAGCCCTGGCCGCAAAGAGGATAGCGTTCAGTTCAGCGTGGATGGACCTGTTGCACCCAGCCCCGAGGCAGCCACCCACCTCACTGCAGAGAGGAGCACCGGATACCGGCCCGTTGTACCCCGTGGAGATGATACGGCCTCCACGAACCACAAGGGCACCTACCTTGCTCCTGATACACGTAGACCGCTTGGCCAGCACTTCGGCCATCTCCAGGAACATCTCATCCCGGGAGATACGTCCATCATCACCACTCACTGTCCACACTATCTCAGGTCCCCGGCCACCCGAGCCACCACCCGGGCCAGGCCCACCCGAGCCTCCGAACACCATAAATTCTTGACCCATAATTCTTGACCTCCTCCGTCTAAATTCTTGACCAAATCGGTAATTCTTGACCATATACGGTTTGTAATCACGATACCGTAAATTATCAGGTTTCGTATATAGTCGTAAATCGCATTTTAAGGCCTGTGTACGACGTTTTACGAATCGGACCATATACGGATACCACCCGACGGGGTAAACGGCCTTATACAGGCCTTAAAATGCCGTCCGTGGCCGTTCGTGGCCGTCCGTGTAACCGTGCCCGTCCGTATAAGGCCCGTAACGGTCACGTATCCGGTAAAACAGTACAGCATTCACCGGGGAAGTAGTCCTCCACTCCGTCCACGGTCTTGACCTTGACCATCGTGAATCCACAAGGCCTCCACACACGTATTGCCTTCCCGTATGTGTACTTCTCCACGAGGAGGTCAAACACCTGTACCATGACCCCGTCCTCGTTCTTCTCCTTCTCCTCACAACTCACGTCACTCACTATCATCCCGTTCCCGTCCACCTTCATGCTGTTCCACACAACACTAGTCCCCACTACTCGGGCAGTACTGAGGCCTACACACAACCTGCACAGTCCACGGAGTTGGCCGGGCTGGTTCTCCCCGATATGCTCCTGCTCCACCATAACGGCCTGCCACAGGGCATTAACACCATCACGAATATCGTCTCTCCAGTCGCTCACACCATTCACCTCCCTCCACCTGTCACCAACACTACCACAAGAGTTAAAGTCAACACGGTCAGTAAAGTCATGAGCAGAGAGCCTATCCGGAGTATCCACCTATACCTTCTCATTTCCCTCTCCACATATCAGCGAGAGCAGCTCCGATGAGACCGCCAATAAAGACCGTTCCATCCCCTGCCAGGGCAATGAGCAATCCGAGTACCAAGAGAGTTATAGTAAAGACCCACCTTGCCTCATTGTTCCACACTACACTTCACCTCTCTTCTTTGCTATCCTCATCCTCCGCTGGGCTCTTCCATACTGCTTTTTCCTCTTCCGCCCAGTCTTAGCGTGATGGGAGAGCCACACTACCCGGTACTCCACAACCCCGCTCGTATAAGCTCCGAGCAGCTCAGTCTCTTTCCTCCACTCCGTACACTCCCAGTTGTCCACAATCTGCCGAAGAGTCTCTCCAGCTTTCTTGGCAAAGTCGCTGAACAGTTCACAGAGTCCTTCGGTAAAGAGAGAGAGTCCCTCTCTGACCTTCTCCGTGCTCCCCATCCCTACCACAGCTATTTTTTCTGTCACGGGTCACACCTCCTTTCGATACTCCGATTATACCATACCGCCCACCCACCGTAAACCCCATAAACTCTTGAAACCGATACAATATTCTTGAAGGCGATTGGGCACCGCCCCCCGGGGCGGGGTCCATCGCCGTCCACTTCCGTCACGGGGCCGAAGTCCGAAGGCCCCGTGACGGAATAATAAAACCACTCTTACGTGGTTTTATATCCTACGCTATAGTGAGGTTTTAGTTTAGTGAGGTTATATAGTGAGGTTTTTGCCTCCCCACGCTATAGTGAGGTTTTATAGTGATATTTTCGTAAATAAAGTCCTATAGTGAGGTTTCGTAAATAAAGTCCTATAGTGAGGCCATCAAGAATTTTACCCATTTACAAATCCGGAACGATACCTTATACTGTGGTTTTGAAGGAGGCGATGGCCGTGTATAAGCCATTCAACCAGCTAAAATTCATGCTGGAGAGAGCAAACTCCCCTGAGTCCGTAGCTGTGGTAAAGATGAAAAAGGGAGAGGTGGTCTACCAAGAGACAGACGAAGAGTTTGACCCGGACATCTATGTAAAGGGTAACTTCGAGCTTAATCTGGTCAACGGTCTGGTCAATGGCAAAGGGGTAAAAGTTTCTTACTTTCACGGGGAGTTTTACTTCAAGCTTCTCCGAGGTACAGAGGAGCTCCCGGAGGTTGTCCAGATTGTGGAAATGAAGTACCACGGAAAAGCTCAGAAGTTCCCCATCTGCTTATTAAACGGAGAGCTCTATCCGGATGTAAATGCTTTGGCTCTGAAGCTGTATGGGGAAGTAAACTTCCTCACCATACAGCAGGCTATAAACTGGGGCAAAGACCACTTGAGAGTAACCCGAAAGTATTCTGATGAACCAGTGCCCTTCAAACTCCGTGACTTTGAGCTTATGGCATACCACTACAGTACCCGGGGGAACAGGTCCGGATGTGCCTTTCTCCACAAGAAGCTGGGCTTCATATCAGGACTGGGACAACTCTCGGAGCTGTTTCCCAACTTAACTCCCAAGCAAGTTCGGTCAATTTATCACCGCTTCTCCATAACCCCATCCACCAACATTACTAAGCTATTCCTGGACAAAGAGCAAACCGATAAAGTAAACCAGCTTATTAGAGAACTGAACATCCACTTTAATCCCAAGGAGGGTCTTGGCTACTGTGGAGAAGAGGCCGATGATAGCTTCTTCGGAGAAGGTGACATCAAGAAAGAGCCGTGGGGGAAGCAGCTGAGTGATAGGGAGGTTTCATACCTGTGGAAAACAATCAAGGCTGGAAAGAGTACCTCCAAAACCTTGTGAGGACAAACGACAAAGCTCTTCTCAGAGCTATTGTGGTCATAGGAGATAGACAGACCCCGGAGGAGATGGCTATGGCAGAGACTGTCGACCACAACAACAGAGGCTGGGGAGCAATAGACGCTCCTTTCTTCACCCCGCTCTACTTCCGGATACTCCATCAGCAACCTCTTACTCGGAGGGAGCTGGCCATAGCCAGGAACAAAATGCCCAAGTACTGGAGACAGCTCATGGAGGTTAGCAAAGCCAGGTATCCACACGGGCCACCACAGCCTGGTCCAGCTCTTGTGGTAGGTCCGGATGGACAGCTGGCATGGAAGGAGGTGGTAATGTGCTCTTAGGTATGTTGGCAGCGATGGACGAATTGACCCAGCTTCAAGAGAAGGTCCAGAAGCTTGAGAGGGTATCCGGATACTCGCTAGAGACTCTGACAGAACTGTTCGCAAAGGGGTATGAGTTACATGAGAGAATACGAACTGATACATGAGGTCCAGTTTGGAATCCACTACAAGAAGTGGGTTCCCGTGAAGGCCAAGGCCCAGTACTGTGGTTGTGATGTATTCCTGTACCGGAGGCCCGTCAGTACCACAAGTATCATCACTCACTGGGCAACGGGGTCCATCCTGGTCATGGCCAAGTGCAGTCCATATCCAGCAGCCATCGTGGAGTGCCTGGACAAGAACTTGACCGGGGACCAGCTGGCTCGACTTCGGTCCTTCTCGGGCAGGCTGGTCACAGCCAAGCTCTACAAAGACCTCTGTGGTCTACCCACCTACCACCAGGCCCTACCGGCCATTCAGGCTGCACGTGAGGAGTCCTGGAGACTGGAGGGCATCATCACTGGACAGGACCTTCCCTGGTAAAAAGCTTGACAAAATCGGAGTAAAACATCAAGATTTATGGGGTTTTACTCCGATTTTCTTGATGGAACATCTGTTCGATGGAGGAGTATATAATAAGGTATATAGACCTCCCTCCATCCCTGTCCTAAAAATTTTTTTTCAAATTACCCATTTACAAACTGGCCAGGCTATGGTATGATGTAAGCACGAACCAACCAAACCACAACTTACTTACAGGAGGTTACATCATGAACACCACTACTCGTCAAGCTACCTGGTCTCGTATCGGTCACGACATCCACACCGCCAACACCGTGGAGGAGGCTCTCAACATCGCAGGCCTGAACTACACCGTGGAGAAGGTCCCCGTCTTCCTCGAGGACGGCACCCCCATCATCGGGGCTTTCGCTACCCAGAAGGCCGGTACCCGGGAGACCTTCGGTGTGGTAGGCAAAGGCTTCGAGGTCATCCAGAACGTGGAGGCCCTGGACTTCATCAACCCCCTCCTCGAACAGGGCATGACCTTCCTCAAGGCCGGGGAGACCTCCAAAATCGTCTACCTCATCGGCCAGCTCCCGGCTATCTCCGTTCTCGGGGACAAGGTAGTTCCCCACGTTATCTTCCAGAACAGCCACAACGGCAGCTCCACCCTCAAGGCTACCATCGCTCCTCTCCGGGTAGTGTGCAGGAACCAATTCAACATCACCTTCCGGAACGCTAAGAACCAGATTAACCTTCGGCACACCAAGTCCATCAAGGACCGCCTCCACACCGCTCAGCAGGTCCTCATCGCCAACACCGAGTACCTCACGGAGTTCCAGAAGACCGCCATCGAGATGGCCGGGGAGAAGGTAACCCCCAAAGCTGTGGAGTCGTGGGTGGAGACAGTCCTCGATATCGACCCCAAGGCCATCACGAAGAAGGACGAAGAGAAGAGGGAAGCTCTCATGGCCGCCTACAAAGCGGAGGATAACCTCAACTTCGTGGGGACTAAGTGGGGCCTCATCAACGCCTACTCCGACTACATTACCCACCGGCCTCTCCAGAAGGATACCTCCTCCGCCCGTGCTAATCGGTTCGTGAAGACCACCCTCAAACGGGGATTCAACGACGTGCTCCGTACTACGGCCCGGCTCTAAGACTACCGTGGGGCCCCCTCCGGGGGGCCTCCCTCTAAGGAGGTGAACCCGTGACTTACTGCAACAACCCCAACTGCATTTACCAGGACCCACACCGAGAGACATACCGTGATAGACAATGGTGGAGGCTCTGCACGAAGCCCATGCCCAACGTGGCCGAAGCCTTCTGCACCGACTGCTCCCAGAGGTGCACAGAAAAAATTTTTGAAAAACTCTGAGATTACCCATTTACAAACCTCCTGGACTGTGGTATACTTAATCCATCGGAACGAACCACACATATCTTAAGGAGGAAACCACAATGACTAAGACTCAGATTATCGACCACATCCTCAACTTCGACCTCAAGACCCTCGATAACCAGCTCCAGAACCTCATGGACGAAGGCCGAATCACCTCCGGGGCCCGCTACTACGTCTACAACCCCTACCGGATTTACGCTCTCAACACCGTCGGGGAGCTCATCGGCAAGGCCGCCAAGTCCAAGAACTACACTCGCTACATCAAGAGAATCGACACCGTTCAGTACAGTGTGTGGCTCCGGATGTTCGACGAAGAGGTAGAGAAGATTCAGGCCTTCATCCGGGAACAGACTACCGTTCCGTTCACTCAGTCCCAGAAGCAGCAGCTCATCGCCAACGGGGAGCTCCAGTAAGGAGCTCTCCACCAACTAAGGAGGTAACGACATGACTTACACTATTCCCCTCAGCCCGAGGTGCCTGGAGTGGGTGGTAAACCTCCCGGAGTATACCCAGGCTCTCCTCGGATGGACGCTCTCCAACAGGGGGGTACCTCGCAAGGCCGGTTCGACCAACTACGACATCACCCCGGAGGAGCTGGAGAACGCCCTTGTGGTCAACTTCGGCCACGACTATAACCACTATGCCCTCACTCATGATGTTCCGGATAAATACCAGTTCATCCCCGCCAACCCGCCCTGGGTTGACCGACTCAGTACCATCTTCTACAAGGTCTTGCCCTACCTGTTCTTCTTCCTCTTCGGCCTGGCCTGTGGAATGGATTTTTAAGGAGGTATATAACATGTATGACCACGAATTGCACCTGTACAATGGCCGTGACAAGGCCCCGGACCCGAAGGAGGTAGCTGAGCACGTCATGGGAGCCGTTATTGGCTACGTGGTGGGCAGCACCCTCGGTTACAGCTTTGAGGGGAAGCCCCAGCAGAATCCCCAGCCTCTCAAGTACCTTGGGGGAGGACCGAACAAGTACCCCATGGCCCATCTCTCGGATACTACCCGGATGGCCCTTCACATCTTCGAGGAGGAGCTCAAGGATGGTCCTGACTTCGGAGGCAGAGTCAAGAGGTACATCCATCCGGATGTCATAGCCACAGCCACAGACCTCCAAGAGGAGAACTTCATGTGGATGTTGCTCAGGCAGCAGACCAGTGACGACTTGCCCCTCCAGCTGTGCTTGGGGCCCATCATAATGGGCCATCCCCACAGGGCAATGACTGTGGCCCGCATGGTGCAGAATCATCCGGTCACTGACGCAGTACTGTGGGACTTCCAGACGGCCATGAGGTCAGCTCTTCTTGACCATGTGATTCCCTGCATTCAAGAGTACTACGGAGGGCCCATCCAGAAGCTCATGCCACAGGATGGACGGATAACCAGCACCTTCAACAACGCAGTTCTGTGGGTCAACTCCGGTCTTGGCTTTGAGAGAACCCTAGAGCTGGTCTTGGCTAAGGGTGGAGCCACCACCGGGGCAGCCGGTATCACGGGGGCCCTGCTCGGGGCCGTCCACGGAGTGAGAGCTATCCCCAAGCGGCTCACGGACAAACTGCCACTGGAAAGCATAAGCAACCTCGGATTGACTGCTGCGAGGGCCATAACGGGGGTCTAAGCCGCTACCCGAGTAAACATACCCCCCGACTGTGGACTGCCTTAGACTGGCCTTAAACAGCCAAACACAGCCGGGGGGATTTTTTACAACTTTTTCAATTTTACCCATTTACAAAGTTCCCCCCGTATGGTATGATAGTAACAACGGAACACCCCACAACAACTTTACAGGAGGAACACAACATGAACGAGAACATCATCGACAAGGTCCAGAAGCTCCTCGCTCTGGCTGGCAACAACCCCAACGAGGCCGAAGCCCAAGCGGCTATGCTCAAAGCCCAGCAGCTCATGGCTAAGTACCACATCGAGGCCTCCCAGGTGGAGGACAAGAAGGTGGAGAAGGAGGTCAAGACCGTCTACGTCCAGGGGCACCAGAACACGGCCTGGGCCCTCAGCCTCGCCCACATCGTGACGGACAACTTCCGGTGCTCCCTCCTCCGGGACCCCAGCTACGGGCTGGTCTTCATCGGTCTCCAGGAGGACGTAGCTATCGCCAAAGGGGTCTACCTGTTCGCAGTGAATACACTGGACCGGAACATGAAGAAGCTCCGGAGGCAGTACCGGAAGGCCGGTAAACCCACCGAAGGCATTTCCCAGGACTATGCCCTCGGATTCATCACCGGCCTCAAGGCTAAGTACCAGGAGCAGGTAGACCGGAACAACTGGAGTCTCGTACTCGTGAAAGACGCTCTTGTGGTTCAGAAGTTCGAGTCTCTCAGGCACCCGGACAAGAAGGAGTACCAGGCCCACGTTAAGGCCGGCAGCGGAGACCCGGGGCTGTTCGCCAAAGGCTATCACGACGGCAAGACCCTCGGGGATGACCAGAAGCAGTTGAAGGAGGCGGTCTAAGATGAGAGTTCCGGAAGAGCTAATCCGAGAGGAAGGGGTTCTCATGCTAGGGCCCCAAGCCTCCACCTACACCGTGTCCCAGCTGGTGGGGGTTAATCAAGTCACGACGTGGAGGCATGTGGCCATCTACCTTCGGAAAGTCGACCCAGGACTGTGGATGGAAGTCCAGGTGGTCCTCAAGAGAAACCTCAAACGGTCAAGAGAATACCCCATGGACAAGACCGTTCCGGGGGTGGTAAAATAGGTCCAAAGGAAGGTGATGGACATGAAGAAAAAGGTCTCGGTGGGCCCCCGTATTCGGGGGACCTACCATTTGACCACAGCAGGGGTGGAGTGTGAGGAGGTTCGGTCTCTGATTCTCCGAAGGAGACTTCAGATTCTGGTCCATTCGTGTATCTACTACACCTTCAACCAGAACCTCATCTCAGACCAGCAGTGGTCAGACTGGGGCCGAGAGTTAGTCCAGCTCCAGAAGGAGTATCCGGATATAGCTGCCTCTGTGGACTATCACCAGGACTTCAAGGACTTTGACGCTTCGACCGGCTATGACCTTTCTTACAGAAACCCAGAAATCATGAACAAAGCACGATGGTTGCTAGAAAGGAGTAAGGATGATAGACATAACCGACAGCCTGGTAAAAGAAAGTCTGGAAGTAATGTCATTAGACTCAAGATTCCACAGTGATGATTGGAAGCAATTCACCTTCGATGCTCTGTGGACCTGTGCACCTATAGACTTCTTCCTCCAGGCAGCAAGCAGTTCCGGAAAGTATCACCAGGGCTATGAGCTGGGGATAGGCGGCTTAGTTCGCCATACCGTGGCCGTCATGGAAGTGGCCAGAACTCTGTTTCCCCTCTACGAGTTCTCCCAGGAGGAGCAGGACAGTATCATGGCTGCCTGTGCAGTGCACGATATTGGAAAGCCAGACAAGGACCACCCCATCCGGATAAAGCTTCTTCTCGAACCCCTGAGAGACTCGTATCCGGACAAGTTCAAGACTGTGGTTGACCTAGTCAAGACCCACCATGGGCAATGGGATAACTTTGGCAAGTTCCCCAGGCCGAAGACCGAAGCCCAGAAATTCATCCACCTTTGTGATTTTCTCGCTTCACGCAAGAACATCGCAGTGGACATAAACTTTGAGGAGGAACGTACATGAGCTATGCAGATGAAGTATTCATCAAGAATTGCAGGGATATCTTAGACAAAGGTGTCTGGGATACGGACCAGGCAGTTCGTCCTCGGTGGGAGGACGGCACCCCAGCCCACACCATCAAGTTGTTCGGAGTGGTCAACCGTTACGACTTGAGCAAGGAGTTCCCCATCCTGACCATTCGGAAGCAGTATCTCAAGAATGCTGTGGATGAACTGCTCTGGATATGGCAGAAGAACTCCAATAACATCCATGACCTGAACAGCCACGTCTGGGATGCCTGGGCTGATGAAAAAGGCTCCATCGGAAAGGCCTATGGATACCAGATGGGCAAGTCCTACCGACACCACAAGATAGGACATACCGAGTTGTTAGACCAGAAGCAGTATCCGTCCATGTTCCTTGACCACAATGGGTGGGTATATCTCAGCCAGACCGATGGGGTTCTGTGGGACCTGAAGCACAACCCGTCCTCACGAAGAATCTTGACCAGTATCTTTAATCCCACAGACCTGGCCGATATGGCCTTGCAACCCTGTGCCTGGTCTACTACCTTCAATGTGGCCAGTGGAAAGCTGAACATGGTCTTGAACCAGAGGTCTCAGGACATGCTCACCGCCAACGGGTGGAACGTCATGCAATATGCAGTTCTGCTCTACATGATTGCCCAAGTGACCGGATTTGAACCGGGAGAGCTGGTACACGTCATTGCTGACTGCCACATCTATGACCGGCACGTCTCTATGGTGGAGGAGATTATCTCCCGTGAACCACTGCCGGCCCCCGGTTTCTTCCTGGAGCCCGGAGTCAAGAATTTCTACGAGTTCACTAAGGACGATGTCCATCTGGTGAACTACGAAGCTTGCCCCTTCGACAAGCACATCCCGGTAGCGATATGAACATAGTTGTGGCCGTGGATAAAAACTGGGCCATTGGGTTCCGGGGAAAGCAACTGGCCTATATCCACGAAGACCTAGTAAGGTTTAGGGGGCTGACCATGGGTCATCCGGTTATCTATGGCCGAAAGACCCTGGATACCTTTCCCGGTGGAGAACCACTCAGTGGACGTAGGAACATGGTACTATCCACAGGCATGAAACCCCGTGAAGGCCTAGAGGTATACCGTAACTTGAGAGACCTCCTGGCTGTGGCTCCGGATGACTCCTTTGTAATAGGGGGTTCCTCACTTTACTACCGTCTGCTGGACAAGTGCAACAAGGCCTACGTTACTCACATCGAGAACGTCTATGCGGCCGACCGATTCTTCCCAAATCTTGACCACCATCCGGATTGGGTATTGGCCGAGAAAAGCAGCTTACTGGAAGAGAATGGACTTCGGTTTTATTACTCCGTTTACTCAAGAGTTTGCCCCATTTACAACTCGTAAAAGTTGTGGTATTATACCTATACACTCAAACCCCCGGCCTCGCAGCCAGGTGGTTGTGAGGACCAAAAAATATAAGGAGGAAAACACAATGGCTAAGAACAAGAAACCCAAGTACCTGGAGAAGGAGACCCCCGAGCTGCTGACCATGCTGAAGGACATCCTCACGTCCGAAGACCCCGACACCGACAAGGCCGCTAAGATTGCCACGGAGCTGGAGACCCGGTCTGCCAAGCCCGGTGTCACCAACGTGGATGAGGCCCTCCAGGCCGCTGCCGATGCGATGACCGAGGCCCTGAACGTGGTCAAGGCCGCCTACGATGCGGAGGTAGCCATGATTGGCTCCGACGATGACGGGGAGGACGATGAGGAAGAGGAGGCCCCCAAGGGCAAAGGCAAGGGCAAGAAGGCCGCTCCCGTCGAAGAGACCGACGAAGATGAGGACGATGAGGACGGGGACGACGATGATGAGGACGATGAGGACGACTACGACTCCTGGTCCCAGAAAGCCCTGAAGACCGAGCTCCGTAAGCGGGGTATCCGGGTCAAGAAGGACATGGACAAGACCGCCATGATTAAGGCCCTCCGGGCCGATGACGAAGACTAAGTTAAATCTCCATACGGCTCAGTAAGGACGGGGGGAGGGCTTCGGCCCTCCTCCTAAATTTTTCTATCAAGGAGAAGCTATGGATACAATAAAATTTCTAGAACATATCTTCTCCCAACAGTGTCAACCTGGTGATTATGTAGTCCTGGCCGTGAAGAAGGGCAAGACCTGGAAAGACGTTCCCATCCGATACAGTCGTAAGTTCCGGATGGACCTACAGGCTTTCTTCGAGAAGTATCCGAAAGAGCAATATGACCTGTACTGGTCTCCGATGCCATACGACGGTCCCCACAGGAAAATCCAGAACTCCCTTGACACCAAGTTCCTCGCCCAGGATATCGACGAGATGGAGGACCCCTCCGAACTTGACCCCAAGCCCAGTTATATATGGGAGAGCTCCCCGAACAAGTACCAGGGACTTTGGGAATTAGACCGATACATTGAAGAGAAGGAATACACTCCTCTGAACAAAGCACTGGCTGAACACATTGGCTGTGATGACTGCTTCGACTTCACTCACGTCTACCGGATACCCGGTACAACGAACCACAAGTACAAGAACAGCCCCAGGGTACGACTGCCGAAGGCCACGAAGGCCATTTATAAGCCTTCTAAGCTCCGTCAGGCTGTGGGTGGTATAAACACTCGGGTAAAGGAGCAGACAGCTCTTACACAGCCTCGTACAGCCAAACAGAGCACGTTAGAGGAGAGGAAGATATATGCCAAGTACCAGATACCGAAAAAAGTCCGTGAGACACTGGCCATGGACTCCCTCGAAGGAGTGGACAGGTCTAAGACTATCTGGTACATCGAAAAGGCCCTGGACGAAGCTGGACTGACCCCACAGGAAATCATCCTCCTGGTCAAGGGCTCCGTGTTCAACAAGTACCGTGGACGTAAAGACGAAGACAAGCGGCTCCAGCAGGAGCTGATGAAGATTATATCCGGGAAGCTAGAGAACCGTTCCGAAAGTACAAAGCTCAAGACCGAGACGTATGGCCAGATGATGGCTTCCTCGGATGAGTTTAAGGGGTGGCTGGTAAAGGGCTTCTGGGGCCGAAGGTCTCATGGCATTGTGGCCGGGATGCCCAAGTGCTTCAAATCCACACTGGTGCATGACCTGGTTGTCTCTGTGGCCTCCGGAACTCCATTTCTCAACAAATACCCCGTGGAGGACCCAGGCCCAGTGATTGTGGTCCAGAACGAGAACTCCGGATACATAATGAAGGACCGTACTCAGAAGGTTATCCACCAACGAGGACTGGATGGATGGGCCAGGTTCAAGAACTCACACACGGTCAAGGTTTGCTTTCCGGAAGAGCTCCCCATCACGTTCATCAATCAGCAGGGATTCACGCTAACCAATGAAGACCACAGGATGCAGGTGGAACAACTCATACGTGGGGTCCAGCCGGTCCTTGTGGTATTCGACCCCCTATACCTCATGTTCGAGGGGGACCTCAATTCCTCCCAGGACTTGAATCCGGTACTGAACTGGCTCCTCCGAATAAAGAACGAGTACGACACTTCGGTCATGCTGGTCCACCACTACAACAAGGGTAGTGGGCAGAACAACGGAGCTCCCCTCCGTGGTGGTGCTCGGATGGCAGGGTCTATCATGCTCTACGGTTGGGTAGAGTCGGCCTGGTACCTCACGAAGACGGAGGAGCAAACATCGGCTCAACCACAGGGGGATAATACCCTGACCATAGACTTTACTCGAACGTCGAACGAGGCCACGGTCATGATGTCTCGTGAGTTCCGTATGGCAGGCACCCCGGATGATATCGAACTCCACCTGGAGATGGGCGATATTGGAGATGACCTCTACGAGGTAACCATCACACAGCCGGGGCAGAATCACGCTACCGGAAAAGACCTAGAGAACGACATCCTCACTTCCCTGAACGGAAAGCGGAAATCCAAAGATGAACTTGTGGCCGAACTCGGTGGGGATTCAACCCGGATTCTTCAGGCAATTCGAAGGCTAACTCAAGACAAGAAAATAGTAGCCACTCCCAAGGGTTTTTACATTCCAAAACGGGAATAAATGTGGTATAATATAACCATACCAAAAAAGGAGGTTAACAACATGATTATTGTAACAGGTATGGACAACACCGGCAAAACCACCCTCTGCAACACGTTATCCAAAAAGCTGAATCTCCCGGTTATCCATTCGGCTGGACCCGAGCTCACCAGTGATGAGAAGAAGGTCTGGACCCTGGACCAGATGACCCGGGAACTGATTCTCCCCAACAGGGTCATCCACGACCGCTTCATGCCTCTGGAGGAGATGGTCTACGGCCCGGTCCTTCGTGGTCACTCGGACTTCCGAATGGAAGACCACTTCATGGACATTCTCTCCGACATCGACCCCCAGATTATCTACACCAGGCCTGACCGGGAAATCATCCTGGCTGACAATGGCCGGGAGCAGATGGAAGGGGTTCGTGAGAAGGGGGAGGCCCTGTTGGCAGCCTGGGATGGACTCATCTTCCAGATGGTCTCCCTCGGATGGAAGGTCTTCACTTACAACTGGCAGAACGGTCCTATGACCGAAGCCCAAATTGAATCACTTTTGGAGGTGTAAAACATGAACATCACGCATGCAACCCACGAAGAGGTATCCGGAGACCGGCTCTGTGCCATCTTCCAGCGGCAGAAGGAGCTGTGGGACAAATACCACCACATCGAGGTCAAGTCCGGTATCCGGATAACCGAGGATGTCCCCGTCAACCTGAATGACCGCAAGGGCCAGTTCCAGATTAAGGACTATGCCTGGAGGGTCATGGAGGAAGTTGGGGAGGCCATCGATGCGGAGAAGACGAAGGACCACTACCAGGAAGAGCTGGTGGACGGTCTCCACTTTCTCACGGAGATGACCATCATTGCCGGCAAGGACTGGAACACTATCATCCCCGACGGCTCTGAGGTTCTCTCTAATGACCACTTGGAGGATATGGTCCTCCGGGCTAAGCGGTTTATGGAGGCCGCCTTCGGAGCTGACCAGCCCCAGGTTATCCTTCCCCATCTTGTGGCCCGGCTGGTCCGAGACCTGGGAATGATGTGCAACTGCCTCAAGAATAAGCCGTGGAAACAGTCTATGATGATGACTGACACGGAGGCTTTCTTCCGGTGGATGCAGGAAGTGTGGGTAGGCTACATCGCCCTCCTGGTTAACTCCGGGCTGGATGCCGATGGTATCACGGACATCTACCTGAAGAAATCGCAGGTTAACAAGTTCCGTCAGAGGAGTAACTACTAATGCTCTACCGTGAATACAAGGACTTCAACGAGGCCTTCTTCAAGTTCAATGCGGAAATCCTTCGACACCCGGAACTCATGGATGCTCTGTGTAACACCATGGGGGGATTCCACCAAATCATCATGGAGATACCGTCTCCGAAGTGTGACCGGATTGACCTGGGGGCTTTGGGGTATCAGCAGGGCAAGTGGAGCAACCTGGTGAATACCTATCTGGGGTCTAAGGTGGACGATTTAAGAACCCTGGGGGAAGGGGTATCCGGATTAAGCTACTCCTTTGACTTCCTCCGGAAGAAGGGCCACAACGGAAGCTGTATGACCGACATCGTTATCTCTAGAGATAAGAGGAAGACTCCGTGGAACACACTGACGGTTCATTGGAGAACCACAGAGCTCCAACGGAGGTGGGGGGCCGACCTCATCCTCATCTCCAGGATGGCCGAACTAATCCCCAATGCCAAGTTCACTCGATTCCAGTTCCAAATGACTTCGGCCTACCAGTCAGCCCAGTACATCATCCCCCTGGTTACTCCGGTATTCGGTGTCAAGTGGTCAGAGATTAAACCCAATCACCCCTACACCAAGCTCATGCTCTACAGGAAGGAACTCTACTACGATGTGGAGAAACTTCCCCACAACATGCTATCCTCCGCTCTCCGGGTTATAGAACTCTATCACCAGTACGAGAGAGGAGATAAGCTCCCCAAAATTACTTACAAGGAGTGTACGTTATGAGAATCTACATGAACGCTTCGGAAATGATTGAGGAGGTCAAACGAGACCTCAAGGAGATGGGGATTGACGTCTTCCCCAAGACCATGCAGGACCGGAACATCGAGGGCAATCCAGATTACTTCACCAAGGAGCTCCAGAACTACAGCTACTGCCTCCTGAATGCCAGGTCTGCCGACATCCCGGATGTCTCCCAGCCGTGGGCTGATGCGGAGTTTGGAGAGAGAATCACCGACCCCTGGCACAGGCCCCAGACCTTGTGTATCCCCACGTTCATCAATCCGGGCCGTGCCTGGGAGCTTAGACCGGAGGTCTGGAAGGACTACATCCACGACGGCAAGATGGCCTACACCTACAATGAGCTCCTGTGGAACAACGACCAGGTTACCAAAGTTATCGACCGGCTGAGGCAGGACCCGGATAGCCGGCAGCTGTGGATTAGCCTCTGGAGTCCGTCCCGGGACCCCGACCTGCTGGGGGGCATTTCCCGGGTTCCGTGCTCTCTGGGCTACGGGCTCCAGGTTCGTGAGGGGAAGCTGCACCTCCACTACGTGATGAGGTCCTGTGACTTCGTTACCCACTTCCGGAACGATGTCTACCTGGCCATCCGGTTCCTCGAGTGGGTAGCGGAGAAGACCGGCTACGAGGTGGGCAACTTTACCCACACGATGTTCTCCCTCCACGTCTATGCTAAGGATGTCCAGGATGTATACTAATCACTACCAGACCCTGTCCGATGCCTACCAGTCCCTCAACTTGGGGCTGGCAGGCTCGGGCCCCCATACTACGACTCACGGCTGCCACAGTATCACGGAGCCTATGGTCCTTGAGGTAGACCGTTCCGAATGGAACATCCCGTTGTGGAGGTTGTGCTACTCAGACCGAAAGTTCGGACAGCTGGAGAGAGAATACCTTGACCCCGTAGGGCTGAAGGTCTTCCGGGAGAAGATACCGGATTTGACCTGGAGAGAGTGTGCCATCTACCAGTTCAAGAAGAAACCCCCCCGCTGTGGAGTCGAACGGGAGAACTGCTTACAGTACGTTCACTACTGCAGGTCCGAAGACGTCTACATCGTCCACTGGAGAACCACAGAATTGGGGATGAGATGGGGAGCCGACTTGGCTTGGTTATCCACCCTCTTTCCCGGGGTCCGGATGATTCTGGAAATCCCCCATGCCTTCCAGCACCTCCACATCTGGCCAGGAGTGACCGAAGTGCTTGAGGTAAAGCCGAAGCTGGGCAAGGACGAATACGGGAAGATTTACCAGAGAGCCCGTGAGATGTACTATCCGAGGTCTCTCAGTAGGGACTCCGAGTTGGCCGGGTGGGGGCCCATTAAGGCCGTGCAGAAACGAGTGATAGAATACCGGGAGGGGAAACATGGGATGCGATAAATGTAGTCTCTGTAACTTCTCCGGAACGACTTGTATCCCCGGCTCCGGAGACGTAAAGTCCCCCATCATGGTGGTCAACAGCTATGCTGGAGATGCAGACGATGAGGCCGGCAGGGCAGTAATGCCCAAAGCCCTCCGTGAACGGCTGGAAGGCATATTCGTGAACCCGGATAAAGTCTACTACACCAATGCCATCAAGTGTGCTTGTCCGAAAGGAACTAAGTACAAGGTGGGAGACATCAAGAAATGCCGGGCCCACCTGGAGGAGGAGATAGCCAGGGTAAAGCCTAAGTTCGTCCTCCTCCTCGGGGCTCAAGCGGTCAAGGCCACTATCGACGTGCCCATCACCAAGTCCAACGGGGTTCGGATTGACCGAGACGATATTGCCTACATGCCCAGCTACTCCCCGGGGGTTATCTACCGAGACCCGGGAAAGACCGTCTTTGTGGAACAGGCCTTTGCTAACTTCCGAGCTCTGCTGGATGGCTCCCTGGATGACAAGCCTGAGCTGGATATCCGACTCATCACCACGGAGAGACAATTGCTCCGGGCTTTTGACCACATTGAGGAGGAAGGATACCAGGCTCTAAGCTACGACATAGAGACCACAGGCTTGAACCGTTTCTCGGACTCCGTGAACCTCCTCGGGTTTGGCAATGACAAGGTCCAGTATATAATACCACTAGAAGCCCCTTTAAGCCCCCTTAGAGGCCGTCGAAAGGCCCAGAAGGTATTGGTTACCAGGACGGTTAAGTGGCTTAATAAGCACGTTAAAACGCTTATAGCAGGCAACGGCAAATTTGATGACCTATTCCTGGAGAAGAAGTTCGGTATAAAGCCGGTCCTCGGTTTCGATGTCGTTCTGGCCTCACACATTCTCAACGAGAATACCCCCAATGGAGTGAAGGAGAATGCCATTGTGGAGTGCAATGCTCCACATTGGGACGTGGATAAAAAGCTCAAGACTGGGAAGTACACCACACCGGAGAAGTTCCAGGAATACCTGGAGTACCTCGGATATGACATCTACTTCGAGTACAAGCTCTACCGAGTATTCAAGAAACGTATTCGGCAGGACCGAGCCCTGGAGAAACTCTACTACCATCTGTACATGCCGGGTATCCGGTCTTACGAGGAGATAGAGCGGCAGGGGGTATACATCTATCCGGAACAGTTCAAGGAGGTTGAGAAGCACCTCCGTGGAAAGCTGGAGGAGATAGAGAAGGACCTTCGGAAACTGGCTAAGTGCACCATCAACTGGAGTTCCACAGCACAGCTTCAAGACCTGCTTTACAAGAAGCTAAAACTCCCCGTGATTGAACGAACCGAGTCCGGGGCTCCATCCACAGGGGAGAGCACGTTAAAGCAACTCCAGGACAAGCACCCAATAATCCCCAAGCTCCTCGAATACCGGGCCGTCAAGATACAGATAACCCACTTCGTGGATGGGTGGATAAAGAGGATGCACGATGGACACCTTTACCCCAACTTCAAACTCCATGGGACGGTAACTGGGAGAACCTCCTGTACCGACCCCAATTTGCAGCAGGTGCCCAGAGACCCGGTTATCCGAAACCTCATTGGAGCACCTCCGGGCTGGTCTGTGGTAGAGATAGACTACTCTCAGGCAGAGCTTCGGATTGCGGCCATCATGTCGGGGGATGAAACGATGACCCGGATATACCAGACCGGAGGAGATATCCATACCCACACCTATGAGATGATAACCGGGGAGAAGGTATCCGAAGACAAGTACATCCGGAAAGAACAACGTAAGAAGGCCAAAGCGGTTAACTTCGGGTTCGTTTACGGGATGGGCTGGAAGAAGTTCCAGGAGTATGCAAGAGACACATACGGGGTAACCCTCACAGAGGACGAAGCTAAGCAATGGAGAGAGAAGTTCTTCCAGGCCTACCACAGTCTTCCGAAGTGGCACAGTAAGCAGAGGAGAATCGTCCAGTCACTGGGACAGGTCAGGTCTCCCATTGGCCGCATACGGAGACTTCCGGATATCTACTCCACAGACCAGTCTAAGAAGGCCGAGGCCGAAAGGCAAAGTATCAATTCTCCGGTACAAGGCTTTGGTTCTGATTTGACCATCTTGGGCATGTCGGAGATTATGGGTAACTCTCTAACCTACGACCCGGAGTGGGTATTGGACAGAAGCAAGTTCCACGTCATAGGCACAGTCCACGATGCTACTCTCTTCGAGGTCCGAGATGACTACCTGCTGGAGTTCTGCCCAAGGGCCAAGCACATCCTCGAACACTCATATGCCCTGGAGCATATCTTCGGATTTGACTCCCCCGTGCCCATCGTGGCCGATGTGGCCGTAGGCCGTTCCTGGGGAGCGGGAATGGAACTCCACATGGACCCCGGGGAAGATACCTGGAAACAGCAAATCAAGGAGTACCTGGAAAAGTCTTAATCAAGAATGACCCCCATTTACAGGGGGTTATTCTTATGGTATAATCGGATTATAGGAAGGAGGTGAGCACAAGTGACATACACGGTAAATCTGTTATTCTCCCCAGACCATCAGCGAGTCCTTCTCCAGCGAAAAGCCAAGACGGAGCACAAGGGCTTGTGGAACGGGCCTGGGGGAAAGATTGAGGACGGAGAAACCCCCGAGCAGTGTGCATACCGAGAGATTGAGGAAGAGACCACCTACCGGCCTTCGAAGCTGTACTGGGTTGGAACCCTGATTCTCCCCCATGACTGTGGAACCGGCAAGGACGAAACCTGTACGTTGTACTTCTTCACAGGGTACATGAGCCCAGGCCTTCCCCTTCCAGTGGATGGTAATCTGGAGTCTCTGGCTTGGGTAGACGTGAACCCCTGTTTGACCCATCCGGAAATCCAGCGGACACTGGCTGGAGACGGAAACCTGCCCTACTTCATAAGACAGGCCCTTAAAGTATTGGAGGCCCAAGACAATGTTGACAGTATCTAACAGCAAAATCACTACCTGGAGAAGGTGCCACATGGCCTACCACTATAAGTACAATGAGCACCTCCGTCCAAAGGTAAAATCCGGAGCCCTCCGAAGGGGCTCAATCCTCCACGAATGCATAGAGGCCTACGACTCCGGAAGGTCCTGGAGGAAGGTCTTGGAACCGTTCCGGAAGGAGTTCTACGAAACCACCTTCAGCGAGGAGATTATGGAGATTGGTGACATCCCCAAGATGGTGGAGGAGCTTATGGAAAACTACCAGGCCCTGTACGACGATGACGGCCTTGAATATGTGGGCAGTGAGGTCCACTTTGAAATCCCCTTAATTCGGGGGGCCGTGAACATCGAAGGATACCTGGATGCTATCATCATGGACGAACAAGGCCGGTACTGGTGCAAGGAAACCAAGACCTACAAACGAAACCCCCAGTATGACTTCCTCTTGATGAATACCCAGTCCTCCCTCTACCTGTGGGCCATGGCCAAGATGGGCTATCCATCACAGGGCACCCTGTGGGACATCGTCAGGGCTAAGCAGCCTTCAGTTCCACAGTTCACTCAGAAGGGGGCTCTATCCAGAAAGGGTATTGATTCTACCCCTTACACCGTGGAGAAGTGGCTCCGGGCTCAAGGGTTTGACCCGGATAAATACCAGGACCTTCTGGGTAAGGTGGACTTCAAGAATTACTTTACCCGTCAGTGGGTTCGGATAAACCGAGACGTAGCTCAGGGCATTATGCAGGACTTCCAGGATACAGCCCAGCAGATACTAGACCATGCGGGGTCCCACAGGTATCACGACCGAAACTTAAGCAAAGAGTGTTCCTGGTGTGAGTACAAGCCACTGTGCCAGGCCGAACTCCAGGGGCTGGATGTTGGTTTCATCCGGAACAAGCAGTTTGAAATCCATGAAGGAGAAGGGAGAAACAATGGCAAAGAAAATACCTAAGAAGTCCAGTATCAGTGACAGGTTTGTAGACCTGATGGACCTGGAGACCCCCACCATCATTACCCTCTATGGCCGGGCCGGCACCGGAAAGACCACAATAGCTTGTACGGCCCCCAAGCCCTTACTCCTGATTGACGTGAAGGACAAGGGCACGGACTCCGGGAAACGGCCTGAGCTGGAACGAGGGGACATCAAGGTTTTCAGCCTGGAGGAGTTCGACGAGATTTATGAAATCTACGACTATCTTCAGGAGAATCCGAAGGAGTTCAAGTCTGTGGTTCTGGACCACATGACCGCTCTCCAGGAGATGTGCCATCTGAAGGTCCAGGACGATGAGGGCAAGAACCACATGTCTCAGCAAATGTTCGGTATCTCCGCAGGATATCTCCGGGAAGTCATTACTCTGTACAAGGGATTGACTGACCTGGGGATTACTCCCATCTTCCTGTGTCAGGACCGGATGGAGGGGGGAGACGGAGACGGGGAGGACCAGTTGCTCCCGGAGGTGGGACCGTCGATGATGCCCTCTGTGGCCAGGACGTTATGTGCCTCCTCCCGTGTTATCGGACAGACCTACCAGTTCGAGAAGGTGGAAAAGGCCGAAGGGGCCAAGGTCAAGAGGTCCATTGAGTTCCGTCTTAGGTTGGGCCCCAACCCGTACTACATCACCAAAGTGACCAGGCCTTTCGGAACACCTTGTCCCCAGTTCATCACGGATGCCACATATCAAGATATCATGAAGGTGGTTCGTGGCCGGTGGACGGAGGAGAAGCCCAAGAAAAAAGACCGGAACGTCAAGAATAAACTGGCCCGGTAGGTATTTACAATCCACGAAAATAGTGGTATAATTGATGTATACTCAAAAAGGAGGTATGCCGTATGGCACGAAAGTCACGCAGAAACAACTCCATCTCCGTAGACCTCTCCGGGGTGGAGACGAACCGGAAAGCAATCCCTGAGGGTCAGTACACTGTGGTGGTCAATACCGCCGAACACGCAGAGTCCCAGTCGGGCAACCCCATGATTAAGTTCGAGTTCGAGGTCACCGAAGGGGCCCAGAAGGGGGCCAAGCTTTACGAGAACTGCTCTCTCCAGCCTCAGGCTCTGTTCAAGCTCAAGTCTCTGCTCCTGGGCCTCGGGTTCGAGATTCCCAAGAAGGCCTTCGAACTGGACCTGGAGGAGCTGGTGGGCCTCACCTGTGATGTGGAGGTTGGCCACGAGAAGTACGAGGGTAAGACCCGGGCCCGGATTCTCTCCTACCTTGACCCCAACGAAGAGGACGATGACGAAGACGATGATGAAGAGGAAGACGATGAGGACGATGGTCCTGACCTCTCTGACCTCACTCTGGACGAACTGAAGGAGCTGGCCACAGAGCTGGGGCTTCCGAAGAAGAAGTGGTCCAAAATCAAGAAGGCCGCTGAGCTGGCCGACTTCATCACCGAGGAGGCCGACAACGATGACCTCGAGGAGGCCATGTCCGCTCTCAAGGCCCAGGACGATGATGACGATGACGACGATGACCCCGACTACGAGGCCATGTCCCTCAAGGAGCTGAAAGAGGAGTGTGCCTCCCGTGGTATCCGGGTTAAGAAGGGCATGGACAAAGGTGACCTGGTCTCCCTCCTCCAGGAGGACGATGAGACTTAATGGCCCACAAGCCCGAGACCGGACTGGTCCATAAAATCCGGGCTATGCTGGAAACCTCTTTCCCGGGGTTTTACTTCAAGACCCATGGAGGCCCCTTCCAAAGGGCTGGTTTGCCCGACATTATAGGTCTTCACAGGGGACGGTTCATAGGGATTGAAGTTAAAATACCCGGGGAGGAGGACTCCCTCACCCGGCTTCAAGAAAAGACCCTGGCACTAATAAGAACCTTTGGCGGAGTGGGATTCATGACCACATCCGTGGAGGATACAAAATCTCAACTAAGAAAGGAAATGAAATCATGGCCGATACCAAGATGAAGCTGGCTCTCATGAAAGAGCTCCACAAGCAGCAGGAAGACCTCTATGCGGAGAAGAACGAAAAGTACAGCGATGCTTTCGGGAAGACCTTTGCCGAATACGGCCCCACCGTGGCCCTGGTTCGTCTCGAGGATAAGCTGAACCGGGCTAAGGCCCTGGTCAAGGCCGGACTCGATGACTCCAACGGGGAGTCCCTCGTGGATACTCTGACCGACCTGGCCAACTATGCGAACATGTTCCTCATCGAGCTGGCCGGGCCCAAGGATTATCCGAAGGGCAAAGACCGGCCCAAGCGGAGGAGCCGTAAGAAGAAGGACACGGAGGAAGCTCCCGCTGCGGAGGAGTCCGAAGACGAAGTTCCCAGCCCGCTGACCGAGCTCTCCAAGGCCCAGCTGGTCAAGGTTGTGGAGGAGCTGGGGGTCACCCCGCCCAAGAAGACGAACCGGAAGAAGCTCTACACCATCATCAACAAGTTCTCCATGGCCGACATCGCAATGGCCATCACCGCTGTGAAGGGCGAGGACTCTTCCGAGGAGGAGAACGAGGCCACAGCAGAGGCCGATGAATAAGCTCTATCCCCACCAGGTTGAAGCCGTAAGGAGGGCCCTAAACAGGCCCTTCTTCGGCCTCTTTATGGAGCAGGGCACCGGCAAGACCCCTACGGCCATCCGGGTCATTGAGAAGTGGTATCGGAAGGCCTACCTCCACAGGTGGCTTGTGGTAGCTCCCAATCACCTGCTTTATAACTGGGCCCGTGAATGGGAAGAATGGGGACGACTGGACAAGGTCCGGATTGTCCGTCTCCGTGGCCGAAACAAAAAGCAGTGGATACAAGAGCTTGAGGACCTCCGGAGCTCAGACCTGGACTTTGTTCCGAAGAAGAAACTGCAAGGCCGTTCCCGTGATGGCCAGCCACTTACAGTACTGCTCCTCAACTTCGAGAAGGTCAGTATCCTCGAACCACAGCTCAAGAGGCTTAAGTTCCAAGGCTTAGTTGTGGACGAAAGCCAGAGACTGAAGAACCGCAATGCCCAGGTCTCTAAGGCCGTGTATCGAGTTACCCGGGAATGCTCTTCACGAGTGCTCCTATCCGGAACACCAAACCCACAGGGCCTGGAGGACCTCTTCATGCAATTCCAGATTATGGACCCGGACATCCTTGGAACTCACTGGGGGTCCTTTGCCGACAGGTACATCCGGAAGGGCGGATACATGGGCAAGCAGATTGTGGGCTACCGGAACGAGGAGGAGCTTCGGTCCATCGTCGGGGAGCACTCCTACCGTGTACTCCTTGGGGATTGCATAGACCTCCCCCCGCTGCATTACAAGTACCTATCCTGTGAGCTCACTGGGGCAGCCTCTAAGGCCTATTCGGACCTGTACGAGGAACTATATACCCGGATAGCCGGGGACGGCTCACGCAGCCGCTTAAAGGCCGTATTGAAGGCAAACCATATCCCCTACCGGCCTGGGGATTCATACCTCTCCCTGTTCACGGCAGCGGAGCCATTCCTGAACGTGGCCTCCTGTGAGTTAACTGTCATCCAGCGGCTAAGGCTCCACCAGCTCACCGGAGGCTTCCTGACCTTGGATAGCGGAGAAGTGGTTCAGCTCAGCACCGATAAGCTCAAGACCCTTGTGGACTACCTCCGAGACAGGACCAGGCCTACTGTGGTCTTCTGTCAGTACATCCCGGAAATCCACATGCTGGAGACGGAGCTCAAGAAGGCATTTCCAAAACGGAGGATAGAGAACTACCGTGATTCAACTGACCGAGGACGACTCCAGGATGACTTCTCCTCCGGAAAGGTGGACGTGATACTGCTCCAGCTCCACAGTGGGAGTCTGGGTCTCAACTTCCAGGCAGCCGATGCCCTGGTCTTCTACAGCCTGAATAACAGCACCGAGGACTTTACCCAGGCCATGGCTCGTATCCGGAGACCCGGTCAGAACCACAACATGGAGGTGGCCTTCATTCTTGCAGAAGAGACCGTGGACGAAGACATTCTGGCCAATGTCCAGCGAAAAGCTGAGAACATGGAAAACTTCTGGAATACCCATTTACAATCTCCGTGATTTGTGGTAAGATAGATGCACAACCACAAAGGAGGAGTCTCTCATGAAAACCTTCGGAACTAAGTTCAGTGACCAGGTAATCTACGAAGTGAACGGGGTCAAGTTCGGGGTCTGGAAAAATCGGATAGAACGTGATATCCGTGCTTACAACTACGAGACCCAGACCACCGCTATCCTGGAGGCCAAGTGGACCATCAGCTCAGAGAAGTCCATTCGCAAGGCCATCATCGACACGTTCTTCTAATCCATCAAGAGAGTCCCCCATTTACGGGGGGCTTTTCTTATGGTATAATAAGAATGGAAGGAGGAATACCGATGACCGAATACTTGAAGCACGTCTACACGGGCCGCATTTACCAAATCATGAGAGACCATGGCCCTGACCATCCCTACCTGTGGAGTCCGTGGGAGTTCTCAGTCCGGACCCCGAGCAAGGAACGGATGGACCGATTCTTTAAGCCTACGGAGAAGCCCCCCACCATGCCTACCCGATACGACATCTCCATACTTGAGGAGATGGCCTGGGAGGACCGGAGGATTCTCGGGTCCAAGCCCATCGTAGTGGAGGCACCGAAGCCCACAGTCAAGAAGACCCCCCGTCCACGAACACGGACTAAGGTACCGGCCACACCACAGGGGGAGTTCACCATCCAGGACCTGGCTCTAGAGCTGGGGTGCTCACCGGGGCAGGCACGGGCGGTTCTTCGGAAGTCGAATCTGAAGAAGCCATCCGGAGGCTGGAGGTGGTCCTCATCCGAAGAGGCAGAACCATACCGGAAGGCCGTCAAGAAGGGATTGAAATAAAGGAACGGGCTCCCCTCGGGGAGCTCTTCTTCCTATCGAACAACCTTTCTAAAAAAGATTTTTTGAAAAAATTTGAATTTACCCATTTACAAACTCTTAAATCCGTGGTATACTTAAAGCACGATAAACGAACCGACACCACAAACCACAAAATTTAGGAGGAAAATAAAATGACTACTATCGACATCATGACCACTACCGCTTCCGAACTCGAATCCCTGAATCTCAAGAATCTCCAGTCCGTCGCAAAGGAAATCAAGGTCAAGAACTGGTGGACGATGAAGAAGGCCGACCTTCTCAAAGTCGTTACCGACACCGTCTTCGGTCTCCAGGTGGAGGCTCAGGCCAAGGCTCCGAAGAAGTCCGGCAAGAAGGCCCGGAAGGCTCCGAAGACCGAGGAGGAGGTCCAGAACATCGTCACCGTCAAGGAACTCGCTTCCGAGTTCGGTATCAAGGCCACGAAGGCCCGCAGACTTCTCCGGTCCTCCTTCGGCAAGGCTACCGCTTCCGACAAGACCCGGTGGGAGTGGGAGAAAGGCTCCGAAGAACTGGACAAGGTCCGGGCTATCCTTCACGACACGGCCTCCAAAAAGGAGGCCAAAGCGTGATACATCTCGAATAGGTCTCTCCGGATACACCGGGGAGGCCTTTTCATGTTTGCACAAAATGCCCCCATCAAGATTTGTGCAGATTGACTATTTACAGGTCTCTTGAGTTGTGGTATACTTAAAGCACGGTAAACAACCCCACAACTTAAGGAGGAAATCACAATGAAGACTATCAACGTTTACGGTATCGACTTCCAGGTCTGGTCCGACACCAAGCTCCGTGCCACTCGGGCTACCAACACCAAGACCAACGAAACCAAGACCATCCACGGCAGCGGCTACATCACGAAGGAGTCCACCATCAAGCAGGCCATCATCTACACGTTCCACGTCGAAGCTCCCAAGAAACGGGTCCTCACCCAGGAGCAGAAGGCTAAGAAGGCCGCCCGTGCCAAGGCCCGCAGGGAAGCTAAGAAGGCCTTCCAGGCCAAGGTCACCGAAGGCCTCAACCCCGCTATCTAATCCAAACCGGCCTCCACGACGGAGGCCTTTTATTTTGCCGTATAAGCCGTTTTAAGGGCTGTGTATCCCCGGGGGGTATGTTTACCCGTCCGAGGCCGTACACAGCCCCTATAGGCAAAATAAACCCGGAGCACGTGGCTCCGGGCTGTTCCGATTAGTCACCGGATTCTGTGGAGAACCCGATTGCATTCGGGTCCGATATCGCTTTGACGAACTCCTCCAGATTGTTCACTCGAGTCCAAGCGGGTCCGTCGGGTCCATCGGTCAAGACTTCAAGAAAGCCTCGAAAAGTGGTCAGTTCGATATTGATTTGTTTCACGGTAAAAAATCTCCTTTCGATTGATGTGGTTTTACTATACCACAGACTGGCCCGTTTGTAAATAGACAATTTTGTCTAAGGCCATATAAGCTGTTTTAAGGGCTGTCTAATCGTCCTGGTGTGTTTACTCGGGTGGACGGCCAGACAGCCCTTAGAGCGGCTTTAACAGCTCAAAAAAGGCCCCTGACCGCATTTGGGCCAGGGGCCAGTGTTACTCGGGGGCTTCGGAACCCAGGGCATAGACCTGCTCAAGGCGAGCATCCATGTCACCATTCCACCCGTGAGCTTTGTAGTTCTGGTACATCTCGTTGAGAATCCGTCTCTCCGACGGGGTGGCATACCCTTGGAGAAGCAGCTTCTCTGTTTCTTCGGACATCCGGGAGTAAGACAACAACCGAAGGGTCTCTAGACAAGCGTCCATCTTCATCCGGATGTTGTCCCACTCCTTGTCCTTCTGTGCTCGGGCCTCACGTTCCCGCTGGTCCTTCTGGTCCCTCTTCTCGAAGTACCTCTTGACCAGGAAGAGCAAGACCCCGTTAGACCCCAAAATGGAGACTAAGACCGCAAGTAGTTCCATAGCTTCCTCCATACCTTAGGACCCAGCGAGGGTATCCTGAATCTTCTGAGACTGAGTGCCGAAGTAAAAGGCAATGATGACCGCATAGATAGTCATGAAGTCTTGGCTGATTTTGCCTACCACGGCCTGATAGGCAAACACTCCGGTTAGAACCAGAGTGACCACGGACTTGACCGACAAGAGGTTTGAGAGTCTCTTGACCACAGGGTTAGCCGACTCCTTCTTCTCCGTCTTCGGGCTGGACGCATTCTCCTCCATCCTCCTCACCTCCCTTCCTCGAATTTCCGAACAGCCAGCCATCGTTATGCTCTACCATGTTGGACACCGTCTTCAGAGCACCCACAGAGAGCAGAGCATCGATGGCCTTGGAGGATAACTCAACCACGGGGAAGGGCTGACCCAGAGCCACTGTGGAGTAGACAGCTATGCCATAAGAGACACTAACCCAGACCAGAGCGGCTACTTGGGTGGTCACGTACAAGAACGAGGTAACCGTCTTCCAGAATCTCATAGTTTATCCACCCAGTCAAGAGCTATCCAGCCCACCCCGGATTTGAGCTTGCCCCACAGAGAGGCACCAGGACCGGCTGCTTCGGACACGATAGTATAGACCCCCGGCTTGATGAAACCCTTGCTGACGGAGGAAGAGCTGGCTGTGGTTCGGATGTAGAGGTTGCTGCGGGAGACCTTCACTCGGTAGGGCACCTTGCTCTGCTTGTCTTCCGTTCCGAACTTGGCCAGGAAGTCTTTGGCATAATCCACTCGAGGATTCTGCACTCGAGGTTCATCATACCCCGCAGGTCTCTCGAATTGCTTGCAGAACTCACGGGTGCACTTGTCCACGTCATTAGAGGTCTGAAGCAGGTTGAGCAGACTCGTGTATCCAGAGAGCTCCACGAACATGAAAGCCACCTGTGCCTCCGGGTCCCCGATGGACTTATTGGCAGCCTTGACGTGGTTCAGCAGAGCCTGCTTGCGACTCCAGAAGGTCCACTGACAGAGTCCATAACCGGCCTTGTCATTGGCAAAGTTCTTGTACTTCCCGGAGTCCACAGCAGCAGTGTAGGCCTCATCGGTATAGCCAAGCTTGGACTCAAACGTATTCTGCAGGTTGCTTGCTTTGAGGTGGGACTCCCCCTGCATGTTGGCCATCACGGCTGCCGCTCCTGCATCCGAAAGCCCGTACTTCTTGAGTAGAGCCCACAGGGCAGCAGGAGAGATAGTCTGAGAGACCACAGGGGAGGATACCTCGATGGATACCTTGCCCAGACCAGCAGCTACATCCTTCCGGAACTGTGCCATGGTGTAGCCCAGCTTCGGCCACCAGTGATTTACGTCACTGTGGTTAGAAGCAATCTTCCTCTGATTGCCCTCGCTGTGGCAGATAATGACCCCGTCCTTCGTGGGGTCAAGGTTGAACTCCTTGCACAGGTAAATGCAGAGCTCTACAGCCTCCTGATAAACCTTCCGGAGGTACTCCTTGTCTTTCAATCCGTCCTCACAAATCTCAAAACCGATGTAACCCATCTTGTTGGCATTCGTGGAACTGCTCTTAGAGTAGTACCCACTATGCCACCCCCGGATGTCCCAGGGCAGGGTCTGATAGGTGGCAATGGAGCCATCGGCCAGCTTGCCAATGAAAGCGTGAACACAGACCTCAGCTCCACCAGGCTTAGCCGTGTTCCAGTGGTTGTTGTACTGGTTCTTGCCCAGCTTCCCATCATCCGGACCCACATATCTCTTGAGCCACGGGTTGTTTGCTCCAGTGGAATGGACCATAATGCCACAGGGCTTAATCTTGATACCGGCCTTGTAGCAGTTATTATTGGTCAGGAGCAGCTTCTGCAGATTCATCTTCGGTCCTCCATTCCTCCCCGGTTACTTCCTCGAAGGTATTTACGGACAGGCTGCCGGCCTGAACCAGCCTGACCAGGTATTCCTTCGGCCACAGCTTTGGGTAGTAGTTCCTGACCATCACGCTAATTGGAAGCAAGGTTATTCCCCCCTTCAATATTCATACCCCACATTGCCATCATGAAATCCACGTTGGCCTTGAGCTGTTCCAGCTCTGTGGGGGTATCTTCCACAACAGGGCGGTCTGCCTCAATGTCTTCGGCAGTACGAGGGATAACCTGTTCCCCATCCCACAAGTACAGAGGAACACCGTCCTCTGTGCAGAGGGGAGGGTTCTCCTCACCCCCAGAGGTAAGACGGAACTGATATCCCCCTCGCTCATTGATACAGATTGCTTCGGATGTATCAATCTCCGGATGAGGCCCATCACTCCACCCCGAGACGATAAACCCACGTTCATCCGTTTGGATATAGTGCTTGTTATAAAACCCGTTCATGGTAGACCTCCTTATGGCTCTGCTGACATGAACATCCTATTGGTAGCTGTAGAGGTCCATACAGCAATTACATGGCTTGCTAGAGAAGAAACCAAGTTCTTCCCGGAGCTGCTTAAGCTCAGAGAAACTCGGGAGTCCCTTTGGTCAAAGGATATTCCCGTAAAAGAACCCGTGCCCATAGAAACCCGCTTTCCATTTCCATCTATAGTAATACCGTTTAGGTAGGTATTAGTATCTCCACCAATAACCACAAGTGTAGGTGGAACCCTCATCTCAATGACTGGGGGGTAGGGAATATGTATGGCACTCCTACCTTGGTTTAACCACCCAACCAGGTAGATTCCCCCTGTACCCCCAAAGGAGCGGAGGTATCTCTGACACTTAAGCAACTCAAGAGCATAATTGGGGGCAGGCTCTGCCAGGACCCAAGAGCCATCCGGGTTCTGAACAGCCAAGGTTTGTTCGGTCCCCTCCTCAAGCTTGAAGGCAAGTAAGACTATTGGGGCATTTAGAATTGCTACATAAACACGGACCTCAGCATCTGCTGGAATATTGGTGGGGATGGTTACTGTCAGGGGGGAAGGGCCAACGGCTATATCCCCCATCCCATTTACCCAAATATATAGATTCCTGGAAGGCATCTTATTATCTGCAGCAAGGATAGAAAGGGTATAGGTACCCCCTGGGATTAGTAAGCTGGTGGAGAGGGACTGACAGTAGTACCCATTCCCGGATAACCTCAGGCCCCTATCCAGTATTTCCACCTTACTTGTACTATCCCCCCCATAGAACTTAAAGCGGTCTATTCCATACCCGCTCCCCGTATAACTTGTCTGGCCCCTCTGGTTAATGATTGCTTTACTTCTTGCCCACCAGGCATTGTCCAGGAGGTTGACCCCTTTACCCAGACCACAGGTCTGGTCTATCTGCTGTGGAGAGGCCTGCATGTCCCAGGCTTGACCAGATGGACTAAAGTTGACTCTCTGAGCCACAATATCATCTCCTTAATAGTAAAGTATTATGAGGCCGGGTCCACCAGTGCCTCCCTTGCCTCCGGTGCCACCAGCACCTATGCCACCAGCGTTGACACCGGAGTTGGCATTACCGTTAGCGTCAACGTCTTTACCGGCCACTCCGGGAGCAGAGGCACCTCCACCCCCATAGCCACCATAGCCTCCACGAGTGGGAGTGGACATGCTTGGGGCGGTCACGGGGGCAGGAGGGGTCCTTCCGGATATCGCAGTAGCTCCAGAAGTACTCTGGGAGCCCTTGCTGTTCATGACCCCCTGATTTACACCGGCCACACCCCCGGGGCCCAGGCCATAACTGGCCCCACCAGCGGAGGTTTCAGTAGCTGACCAGTTGATGTCTTGCAGGCCGTTAGAACCAATGTCAACCTCTGAGCCCCCGACGGTAGAACCACTACGGGTCTTACCACCAGCCCAGGCCTTGCCATTCTGGTCATAAGCAGCTGTGGCCTTGATGAAATGGAAGTCATACATCCTCCACGGCTTAGTGCCAAAGTCCCAGGACATATCACGGCCTGCACCCGTGCCTCCGGGCTTTCCGGATGGGCCTTGGGTACAGTAAACTTCTTGGGTAATGACGTCTACCCATCCGGATGTTGGGGGTAGAGTTCCGTTAGCAGAGGAAAGACTTCCGAACTTGGTAGCTCCACCCTCAGACCCGGTGGAGCCCGCAGAACCGGCTTTCTTGGCCGAACTGCTAGAACCACCGGAGCCTCCGGAGCCCCCTGTTCCCCCAGAACCACAGGAGTAGGAAATGCTCTGGCCAGGAGTAACGTCAAGGGTTCCCTGGAGAATCCGGGAACCTCTTCCTCCGGAGCCTCCCCCTCCACCAGTGCCACCAGTACCGCTGAAGAACTTCCGGTGTCCGTGGCCGGTTACCTTGCCGGTAATCCACGAGGTGTCAGTCCAGGAGATGGACCCACTACCATCACTTCCGGATTGACCACCAGTACCCCCCTGGCCTCCGAAGGCCCCACTGAAGAGAGCATAACGAACCTTCTTGACCTTGGCTGTAGTGCCGGGGATGGAGGTGGGTACAGTCCATGTTCCGGAACCCGTAAGGACTACTCTGTGGGTAAAGTCCTGTTCCTCTTCCTGGACGGGGGGATAGTAGCCACTGATGAGAGTGGTCTTGGCCTTTATCTCTTTCGAGAAGGTTATCTCCATCTTCTGGATGTACCCGTTGCTCTGTTCACCGCTCCACGGGTCTTTGAAGATAACCTTGTCTCCCGGACGTTCCCCCTCTGTGGCTACCATGTCACAGACTACCTTCTTGGCCTCACCGTAGTAGGCCATAAGACGTTTGGCCACAAGCTCAGAGTTAATCACACTGACCAGGTGGCAGTCTGTACAGCTGACCACATTGGGCTTAGAGGTGACTCCGGGCTTGGTCTGGAACATGGTTCTCTCGGTGTGGGTATAGGCCTGTCCGGTAAGGACCGCATTAGCGGACTCCGTGATGATGGCATAGTTTACCCCGGACTCCAGAATGGTACATCCGGAAGCCACAAGGTTGTGAAGGGGTTGCTTGAAGTCCACCAAGCATCCGGTCCTGGTTACCCCATTTGGAGAGACAAATGTGTCTCCCTTGGCCTCACCAGAAAAGGCCTTGACCGTGACATCGCCATCCGAGGCAAAGTAGGAGTGCTCTGTCACCTGAGCCTGTGTGGCCGGGCTGCCCTTCGTTACTCGGTTGCCCGTAAGGTAATACTTGCTATAGTCAATCGTCTTGGGAGCTGTAGTGTCGTTTTCGGTGAAGGCCTTGAAGACCAAATCACCGTTGGAGTCTTTGAAGATTTGAGCGTTGGAAGCAAACAGTACCTTCTTCAGATTGTTCCGTTTGGTGTCCTTGGGCAACCACCCGTAGAGCTTTACCCGGTTCATGCTGGAGTCAAAGCTGATAGGAAACGTGTTTCCAATGATGTCCTTAATGACATCCACAGCTGCCTGGCCGGTATAGACTCCCCCGTAGTGGTAGGTATTAGTCAGCAGACCGATGGCTGAAACACAAGAGAACTTCCAGTCAAGACGGTCTACCTGTTCCACCTTAGTGACATAGAACTTTCCGAAAAGCTTGGAGTTGTGGTAATAAAAGCACTCAGTTCCGTAGACGTAGTTCTCAAAGTTATAGATATCCTCCTCCGGTTCAGCGGGGGAGACTCCGGAAGGCTTACTGAAGTAGGCCAATGGAAGGTCCCGTGATACAAGGGGGAGACCCCCCGAGGCAAGCATCTCTCCTGACACATACCTCGGGGGTTCAATGGGAGGTCTCACAAACTCCGGTGCCTCTTCTGACACCACAGTTACTGTGAGGGTATCCACGGACAAAGTGCTAAGTGAAAGGGACTCGTAAAGAGTAGCCTTAGCTGACCGAATACGGTCATATACCTTGTTCAGGTATTTGAACTCGTTTACCGCCATAACTACCTCACTTAGCTGCAAAGCTTGCGGAGAAGCTGTACCAGTATCTCTTGGTTTTATCCCCCACAGCTTCTCCTTGGTCAACTGCCATCTCGATGTTGTTGACCGAAGGTTCATAGAACCCGCTGATGTTGGTCAAGGTAACCGGGTCTGACAGAGTAAGTTGCACATACTCCGAAGAGAGAGAACGGAGTAAGCCACTGATTGTGGGTTCATCCATGGGAGCAAATCCCACAGTCAAATCCCACTTGGTCATAATGAGGTCTGCCACGGAGTCACCGTTAAGCAGTGTACCCCTGGCAGACCCCGTAATTCGACGGGGTTTGAGGGAGTAGGAAGTGACCATGCCACTGTAATCCACTCCGGATATTGAGAATGTCATAGGTCAGTTCCCTCCTCCACCAAGTCATCACCCCGAAGGGTGCCCTCACGTAGGTTGTACTCGTATGTCTTCTGTCCGACAATCTCACCATCCAAGGGGATAGAGAGGTCGAACCGGAGAACCTCTGGCATGGGCTGGCCACTGCCGTTCCCATTGTACTCAGCGTTCTCCTGCTTGGTCATGATACGTTCCCCTTCGTGGACCTTCACGGTCATGTCACGGGGGACATAGTCAAGGCCTGTGGCATAGGAACCACTCACCATGTCCGCATTGGATTTAGCAGCGTTGATACCGTCGCTTACTCCTCCGGTGAAGGCTCCGACAATCTTGTCAACTACTCCACCTATCCAGTCGAAAATTCCTGTCACGATGGACTTCATTCCTTCCCACAGGGAGTTGAGCATGTTAGCTCCGATGTCATATAGCTGCTGTGGTAGCGTTAGAAGCCAGTCTAAGGCCTGTGTAAGCCATTCCTGGAACGCTGCCGGTATTCCACTCAGCCACTCGGTGACAGCGTCTACAAAGCCTCCTACGGCCTCTGTGGCAGCATCAATCAAACCCGTGCCCCAGTCGATAACCGACTGGATGGTCTGGTTGAGCCATTCGGAGATGAGTCCGGGAAGCGAGGAGAACCACTCTGTGAGAGAAGCAATCAGGTTGTTCCACCAATCCGAGAAAGCTTGCCACACCGAAGCAGCCCATGTCACAATCGAGTCGATAACCCCCTGCAGCCATTCGGCAATTCGGCCCGGCAGTTCGGAGAACCACTGGACCACAGCATCTATGGCCTCGGGGATTAGAGTGGTCAAGTTAGTATACATGTCTTGAGCCCACTGGACTACGTATCCAATCACGAACCCAAGTGCATAGGAGATTTGCTCCGGTAGTGAGGTGAACCACCCAATCACGGCAGAGACTGCACTGCTGACTCCGTTCACCAAGCTGTTCCACACCTCAGAAGCAAAGCTACTAAGGGCTGAGATAGCTCCGGATACAGCATTCATGACCGTCTCGGGAAGTTGCTGGAACCAGCTGACAATGGACGTGAACCCCTCAACTATGGAGTTGATGAAGTCATTGAACCACTGGACTGCTCCAGCCCACAGCTCCTCCCAGGACGTTCCAAACCATCCGAAGATGACATTGACAAAGTCACCTATGGTTGTCAGTAACGTCTCGAAGAGAGAAGCTACACCTCCGAAGAGAGTCTCGAAGATACCCGTTATGCCTCCCCAGAATTGCTCCCAGTTACCCGTGAACAACCCAATGAAGACGTCAAGGATATTGAGGATGAGGTTCAGCACCGTTTCGATGGTGGTAGCCACAGCTTCGAAGGCTCCAATAAAGAGGGGGCCCAGGAGCTCGGTGAAGGCTTCCCACACAGCAGATACTACCTCACCAAAGCTCTCAAAGTCAAACCCGAGAGCATTCAGCCTTTCCGTGATACCGGAGAAGAACTCGTTGAAGGTTTCAGTCAAGGAGGTCCATATCTCTGTGACAGAGCTTCGGAACTCCTCACTAGTGTCCCATAAATGCTTGAAGGCGGCCACGAGAGTACCCACCACGGCAACCACAGGGAGAAGTGTTCCGGATAGCGAGGAGACTACTGAGCCTACCTTGCCCAGAACCCCGGCTACACCTCCAGCGGAGGAAATCACCCCGCTGATAGCGGAGGTTACCTGTCCGAAGACACCACTTACTTTGGTCACTAGGGAGATGAGGTTTCCGAGGATTATCATGACTGGCCCGAGGGCAGCCGCTATCCCAGCTATCTTGACAATCAGTTCCTTTGTGGAGTCGTCCATCGAGTTGAACTTGTCTATGACTCCCGTTACCCACTGCACCAGGTCTGTGAGCATTGGGATGAGGACTTCTCCGAAGGAGATTGCAAGACCCTCAAGGGCGGACTTCAGAATGGTGATTTTACCCTCGAGAGTATCTAACTGAGTATCGGCCATTTCCTTGGCTGTTCCACCAGCGTTGTTAATGCTGTTGGTCAGCTTCTGGAAGTCAGCATCTGTGGCATTCACGATGGCTAGCAGACCGGACATGCCTTCCTGCCCAGCCAGCATGGCCGCATATTGACCCTGTTCCTCCTGAGTCAACCCAGCAAAGGTATCTCTCAGTTCGTTGAGTACCTGGTCGAACGGCTTCATAGTGCCATCCGCATTGGCTACCTCAAGACCCAGGTCCTCCACCGCCTTAGCGGCCTCACCCGTGGGCTTGACCATACGAGTGATTATGGACCGGAGAGAGGTACCGGCCTGAGAGGCCTTGATACCAGAGTTGGCCATAAGGCCCAGGGCTACGGAGACGTCCTCCACAAAGTACCCGAGTGAACCAGCCACAGGGGCTACGTACTTGAAGGACTCTCCCAGCATGGAGACGTTGGTATTTGCGGAGTTGGAGGCAGCAGCCAAGACGTCGGCAAAATGAGCTGAGTCTCCAGCTGTGAGGCCGAAGGCGGTCAGGGCATCGGTCACGATGTCACTGGTTGTGGCTAGGTCCTCACCGGAGGCCGCTGCCAAGTCCATGATACCGGAGATACCGTCCATCATCTGGGAGGCATCCCAACCGGCCATGGCCATGTAGTTGAAGGCTTCAGCAGCTTCAGAGGCAGAGAACTTGGTAGTTGCACCCATCTCCTTGGCTTTGTCCGTTAGTGCCTCGAACTCTGCACTGGCAGTTTCTAATCCGGATACGGCAGCCACTTGTGCCATGGCCTGCTGGAAGTCAGAGGCCGTCTTGACAGCTGCAGTACCTAAACCCACAAGTGGGGTTGTAACAGTAGTAGTGAGTCCTGTCCCTACACCCCGAAGGGCACTTCCCACGGCTTGTGCTCGGTCAGTTACTGAGGAAGTACCGTCCATGAAGGTATCGAGGGCCTGCCTTGCGGCAGAAAGACCGTTAGACCATCCGGAAGCATCAAGCAGCAGATAGCCCACAGCAGACCCTACGTCAAAGGCCATTCACTCACCCCCCATATTGCTGATATATGTCCGTAAAGCTGGAAAAATGCCTATGGAAGACCGGCTCCTCACCGTTGTCCATTTGAGCCATGATGTAAGCACATGCCTCGTCGAAACAGAAAGCGGTGTAGTCATCCAGGTCTCCCAATAGGCTTGATGGTCGGACCTTATACCTCTGTGCTACTCCCAGCAGGCTGAGAATCCGGGGGCTGGATACGAAAGGGCTCCAGGGCTTTGACACCCCTCTGCGTGTAGTTGAACACGGCCATCAGCTGCTCATCCGTGAGCTCAATGCCCGCTTCCTGCAGCTGTTTGTAGGTAGGCTCCAACATACTCGCTTCACAGAGAGTTTCAAAGACGTCAAAGGCCTGGGACATAGCCTTGTCGTTCCGGTCATCCACACCCTTCCCGTTGAAGAGTTTGGAAGCGGACTTTACCAAGCTGTTGGGGATTTTGCCGGTTCTCACCAGGTTCATCATGGAGGGCCGCTTCATCCGAACCACAAAGGTAGTCCCTTCTTTGAAGGGGGGAAGCTGTACCAACTCGCCCTGGGAAACCTCGAGCAATTCCTGAATAGTAGAGACTTTCAGTTCCATCTTAATTCCTCCTTATGCTCCGGGAGTGGGGAGAGGACTCACCTCGGGCAGCCCGTTGGGCGGCAGGTAAGTAATCTTGTAGGGAGCTTCGTCCTCCGCAGGAGCGGAGTTGATGGTATACTCACTCACACGGAACACATCGTCTTCCGAAGACAGGGAGATGGGCACCCCCTGGCAGTTCGGATACTCAATCTTCTCGTAGCCCGTGATGATACCGGCAGCGTTGTAGATAGCGCTGTAGGCAGACAGGGTCAGGACCTCGCCCTTGAGACCAGAGCCTGCGGTGGGCGGGGTATAGCTGGAGATACCGAAGCCCTTGTCTTCGGCACCTTCTGTGGTCATGGCCTCCTCCTGCCAGTACATCACCGTACCGCCCTGCAGCATCTTCACCACCTCGGGGATAAAGACGTTGTCGGTCAGAGTGATGGCATTGCCGGTCAGGATGTTCTGGACCGGCTTCTGGGCAATCAGCCGGCCCTTGACGATAAGCTTGATGGCATCGTTGGTCTCAATCTGAGGAGACACGGCAATCTTGGTAGCCGTGTTGAGGCCAATCTCGGTAGCGTTCTCAACGCCCGAGGGCTTGATGGTAACAAGCACTACGTCGATGGTGGGAATTTCATGACCCCTCTGTGCAGGCATTTTACCTTCCTCCTTCAATGTATTTGTAGTTGCGATAGATAACGCTGGTCATGTAGCCCCCAACTTCGTTGTCGAAGAAGGGAGCTGTCTCCTCGTAGGTGGGAACTATCATCGGCCACAGCTTCTTCATAGCCGTCTTCACGGAGTCCACAAAGGGCTGAATCTCTGCCGGGTATCCACGAGGAACGTAGCAGAGAATGTCGTAGTAGGTCACCGTGGAGGAGAGACCATAAACCTGGTTTGTGGTGGACTGTTTGACCACAACATACTTGGTGGTGCAGGTACCCACCTTCTGACCAGGGAAGTACACCTCAAATCCTTCGGCCTTCAGCCTCAGGTAAATGTCCTGGGCCCGTGATTGGGCCCAGGCCGTATACCCGGGAGGAAGCGGAGGAATGTTCATGTCCATCAATGCAACCTCCCAATCAGATTTTCAAAGCCCTTCATAACCTCGGGCCCCTTGGCCGTGATGGTGGGCTGGATAATGGCAAAACGCTTCTCGTGGGCAAGCTCCAGGAAGACCCCATAGTCCACTCCTTGGGCAAGGGCTATCCGGTATCCCTTCGATACTCGTTGGGCCTTGGCCGTAAGCCGTTGACGGGCTTGACCCGTCCTATCCGTCCATGGAGCTTTGTCCCTCATGTAGTCCTGTAGGGTAAGAGCAGCTGTGTCCACGTACATTGACATGGCAATCTCAGCCTTGGAAGAGAAGTCAGCTAATCCGGAGAGCATATCTCCGAAGTCCATCTTAAAGTCCATCAGGCTGTACCTCTTCGAGGACCAAATCACAGAAGTCTCCCAGAGCCTCTATGTCCCTGGATTTGACCAGTCTGCATTTCCGGTTAGCCACAGCAACGAGCATGCCCCATTTGAGACCTTCGGCACTCTCTTTCTCACAGAGAATGTAGGTCTCCGGGAGACGCTGGTTCATGTTGGAACCTTCCTCTTTGGTCACAGCACTGTTGGTCCATCGGACCTCTTCATGGAAGATACCGGGAACTTCCTTCAACTCGGTAAGTTCCGGATTGTCTACCGGCTGACCAAACTCATCCTTCAACTCGGGGCCGTAGAAGAGGTAGGTAGTTCCAGCACGTTTGATGGCCTGAGAGACCTGAAACTTCCACACTTTTGTGGGATACATGGAACTACCCCCCTTCCAGGATACCCGAGTTGAATGGACGATAGAACTGGGCCAGTCTGAGGAAATACTTACTGGTATCCGGAAGAGTCAGGCCACTCATAGCAATCTGACTCTCCATGGATTTTCTCACCAGTGCCTCATAGGCCGAAGTTCTAAGGTCATCGTGATTCCTCTCCAGAATCCGGGCCAAATCGTCAACCGAGAAGAAGGGAATTTGCTCCTCCATCAGGACCGACTGTAGGGTAGCTATGTTCATGGAGGAATTCTTGTCCATTCGGACCTCCTTACTTCTGGGCGGCTTCGATGGCCTCCATAACCTCATCTCGAGACTTGAGGTTCTTGGTCTTAATGCCCAGCAGAGCCGCATACTGCCGCAGCTCAGGCTCGGTCATTTTCTCCAAATCCTCTGTGGTCTTCTCGGAGGTATCTTCCTCCTCATCGTCCTCCTCTTCCTTGAGGGGGGGAGGGGGGAGCTTCTCCTTCTTGCCGCCCTTCTTGGGCTTCTCCGAAGTGGGAGTCAAGGACCAGCCGTAGGGCTGGAACATGGACTTGAAGGCATTGGCGGGAACCACAGCCTTCTGGCCATTCTTGTAGATGGTAATCATGACCGGACCTCCTTATGCAGAAGCCTCGGTGTCCAGCTGGTAGACCTTGTTGGCCTGCTCGAAGGACGGGAGGCTAATCATGGTGACCTTGGTCTCCACGTTCACGGGGTCAGCCTTGGGCATCGTGGTGATGGCCACACCTCCGTCAGTGATGGCCACGTTGGCCACCCTCTGGCTCATGAGGTCAGACTGCTCCGGGGTGGTGCCCATCCACGTAGTGCCCAGCTTGCCCTCGGGGAAGAGCGTGAAGCTCTTGGCAGGAACGTAGCTGGTGGGCTGGCCGCTGTCACCCACATACTTCTTGGAATACACGGCCACCTGCAGATTGTAGGTCTCCTGGAGGTGTCTCCGGAGGTCCGCATCCGTCAGCTTGGCCATGCCGCTGGACATGACGTAAATCATGCTGATGAAGCCCTTGTTGTTCAGCATGGAGGTCCAGGTCTGACGGTCAACCACAGCCCGGGAAGGCCGGACTCCGGTGTCGTCCTCGATGACATCCATGCCGTTGGTGATGTCGGCCGCAATGTCAGCCGTGGGGTCAGTCCAGGACTTGGCCACAGTAGCCTGGTGGTTGGCAGGCACACCGTAGTTGAAGTCGTAGGACTGGCCGTTGGCCTGGATGGTAACCACACCTGTGGTCAGAGCGGACATCCGCATCATCTCACGACGGGCACGGGCAGCATCCAGCAGGACCGTGTTGTCGTTGAAGACTTTCCGGACAATGGCATCAATGTAGGCCTGGTTTCCGGACTCCAGGACCATGTTCAGCTGCTGCCGAAGCTCTTCGTCGATGTACAGACTCTCCTTGAAGAAGGGCATGTTGGCCATCAGCTGAGTGAAGCCGATACGGGTCCGGGGCTTGGCCTGCACGTCGAACGCAGAGGGGGCCAGAATCACGGGCAGGCCGTTGGCACCCATAATCCACTTCAGGTCAAGGCCCAACTTCTGCTCGGTGTCGAACAGAGTCTCACCGAGGAAGGGGGGCTGACCCTCCTGCCGGGTCTCCCAGAAGGACCGCATGTTCGCAGCGGTCACAAAGTCAAAAATCGAAGGCATGTTATATCTCCTTTCCCTTAGTTATCAGTCAGCAGCCAGACCTTGCCGTTCAGAGAGGTCTTCTGGGCGGTCAGCAGGGCCTTGGTGTCCCCGTCCAGCCGGTCCAGGTTGACGAAGCCCCAGATGAGCAGGCTGCCGTTGGCATCTCCGTCGGTGACATCCACATCGTGGAGCAGAACCCCCACATCAGCGGTGTCGCTGGCCGTGGACGTGAAGGCCGTCTTGCGGCTGGTCAGGTCCCCGAACAGAGGGGTACCTGCCTTGACAATCTTCTTGCCGTCCTCGGTCTGGGACGTGGCCGAAGCAGACACGATAATGCTGACCGACTTCTGGTTGCTCACGTCGAACAGAATCTGGACGGGGTTCCCATACTCGGTCTTCTTGATACCGGACTTGTTGAGCATTTGCTTTTCCTCCTTACTTAAAATAGGGATTTTCCTTCGGAGCGACGGAGGAGGCTAACCTCTTCCCGAGGTCCCCCGCATCTCCACCGCCCTGACGATGGAAGCCAGAGCCTCCACCTGTGCCAGAATCCGACTGGCCACCGAAAAAAGCCAGGTACTTGGCATCCTTCTTCATGTCGGCTACCACAGCCTTGATGTCTTTGTCGTCGGATACCCGAGTCAGAGCCAGGGTAATGACGTCATCGAGATACTCAGGCTTGCAACCGGCAGACAAAACCTCCACCTTGGCTTCAGCCAGGGTAGCCCGGGCTTCGGCCTCCTTCTTGGCCTTCTCGGAGTCACTCAGGGCTCCCTTGGCCTTGTCGGCTTCGGATTTGTCTTTATCCAGAATCTCCTTGTACTTGGCCAGGCCTTCCTTGGCAGTCTTGGCATCGTCCACACCGAGCTCTTTGAGAAGAGCCTTCTTAGCGGCCTCCTTCTCACGCTTCAGCAGGGCATTCACGTCCGACTGCGTAAAGACCTTCCCGGAGTCGCCTCCGGTGCCCTCAGAACCGGCTCCCTGTGTCTCAGGGTTGTCTCCACCGGAGCCGCCCTTGCCTGCGTCACCGCCTGCACCAGCGTCTCCGCCTCCTCCCTCAGCGAAGAACTGCAATCCGATTCCTTTGAGGGTATCTTTGTAATCGTCCAACATAATGGACTCCTTTCCCCGGGGAGTCAGCCCCGGTCTGTAATGCCCTGGCCTTATTTAACGTCCACGGTCAGGTAAACGGACACTATCATCAGAGAGAGCGTTGAGGACACTTGTACCCAGCACTTCTCATTTGATACCGCTTTGGCTTCACACCGTAGTGACCACAGGAGTTCTCTCCTTGGTTGTGCTTGCACTTGACACACTGACTAAGAAGGACCTGGTCAAACGAAGCCAGCAGCCCATCGGTTATTGTACTAGAGTCAGGAAGACCTCCAGACTTTTGGTCTTTACTTTCTGTCCGTCCCAATCTTGTGCCTCACTTTCTATCACTCTGCATCCGGTTATCTCGGTTTTAGTTCCTCGACCAAACACAATCTCACTCTCCTCCAGGTTATCCGTTATGAAGGCATGAGTACCCTTAGGAACGTTGATGGTGAACTTGATATCACTGCCCTGAAATACATTGAGGGACTCGGATACACTAGCGGACATATACCCATTATCCACCATCACGCTACCAACCATGCCTTGGACTTGGTTTTGAATGGCCTGAAGGTCAAGTCCCTCGGTGACAAAGGAATGCCCCACCCGGCCTAAGGGTAAGTCGGACTTTATACCAAGAGCACGAAGGGAGTTGACCCCACCCCACCGAGTAACAGCCATATCCTGATTGATGGTAGACCGAGATATAAGAGTGTCCATAGCTGAAGCCGTTTTCTTTAGCCCAGCCTCAGCCTGCTTAGCCAATCGTTCCGCTTCGGTTTTACTGACTCTTCCCATGTGGAAGTAATCCACAAGGAAGGAAGAGTCTCCAGTACGATAGAGCTGGTTCATGTTCTTGGACCAATCTGCATTCTGAACATATGAATAGCGGTTAGAAGTGCTGCTGGTGACTTGTCTGTAAAGCTCCAGCCGTTCATTGACGTAGTCCGAAGACCACATGTGACGGTCCTCCATCCAGAAGTCCTTCATGCCCTGGGCTTCCTGGATAGTCATGCCCAGCTCTTTCTCCAGATCAGTCACCATCTGATTGTAGGTGGAGTTGGTTTGCAACCACTTCTCATACTCCTCCGGAGTAAGGCCTTTGTAGCTAAGCGTCTCAGCCTTTGGCTCCACCTTGCCACCCATACCCACATACCAGTTGTCCAGCTCTGGGTCGGCTTTGCCGTTTGCCCAGTCAGCCAGACGGTTAGAAATGCCCTCGAGATTGTCGGACATCACAGTCAGGAAGGTGCACATCCCGTTGGGGTGGTCAAGAGGTAGTTCACCTTTCGGATACACCCCGGGACCCATACCGTGATGGTCAGTCTCAGAACGCTCTATGCAGAGCTCACAAGTACGAGCCACATGGGCAGCTCTCCACCTGTAACCAATCACGAACGGATTCTTGGAGCACACTCGCTCTAGGGATTGCTGGTAGGCATGGGAGACCATCGTTCTGGCCAGCCGTTGGGCACTGTAGTCAACCTTCTTGTGAACCCCCGGGTAGACCTTCGACCAGTCCCAGGGTTTAGCAGCTCCGGGGTTGACGTACTTCTCTAGGTCCTTGGCGATGTCGAACGAGGACTTGTTGGCAGCCACACCACGAGCCACAATGGTCTCTATGTCATGAGCCTTTTGCTGGGACTCACCCCAGATGGCCTTCGAGAGAGTCCACCCGTGTCCATAAAGCTTTCCGGAGGCCAGCATAGCAACCACATCTTGTGGAACAGCCGCATAGGTACCCCGGATATCGAGACCAATTGAAGCGGCCCAGCTGCTATTAGCGTCTACGACGGCCTGTGAGGCCTGTGTGGCCGCAGAGGTGATGTTACCCTCCAGCGTCCGTCCGAGGCCTTCGTAGGCCGTTTTAAGCGCTTCCGTGAGGTGTCGGAGCTGTGACTTCCGAAGTGAGGCCGTAGCTCCACCGGAGGTCATGCCCTTTAGCTGCTTCCGATACTCCTTGTAGACGTCCTTGTAGAGCTTCTGTATTTCCAAAGCCTGCTGCTGTGTAATCTCGAGCCGGGCCTTCTCAGCATCCCGGAGAGAAATACCCTTCAACCCGGCTCACCCCCTTACTTCTCGGTCTCCTCTTCCTCGGTCTCTTCTTCTACCCCTCCGGTCTGCGGGAAGCTGTTATCCAGCATGTCACGTTCCAGGGCAATCTGCTTGAGTTCGTTCATGGCTTCATCGTCGGTCAGGTTTCTCCACTTCTTCATGTAGGCCAAACGAGACATGGTCTGAGCCTCCACTTCGGCCAAATCCACAGTCTTCTCTTCGGCTTCCTCCTCCGGAAGGGGATACTGGTTGTCAACCTCCACATCGAACTCCATGTCGGGAATGGTCTGCTTGATGTATCCACGGGCAGAGTTGGGGTAGAGGTGTGCCCCGTCGATGATAGTTCTGACGATGTGCTCCAAGGCAGGTCTCCAGGCCAGCATCTTTTCCTCACAACGAACGATAAGGCCCCAGTAGATGGCCCGCAGAGTCTTGCCACTGGATACCACACCTTTGAGGGCCTCAGGAGATACATCCGGAACGTCAACCTGCTCATACATAGCAGACCGAATGCGATTGAGAGTGGAGTTCAGGTCATCGGTGTATCCGGGAGTAGTCTCGAGGACACCAACCTTGCCTGAGAGTCCATCCGGAACGTTCTGGTCAGTCTGCAAGTCCCAGAAAGCACCGGGAGCCACAGAGAGGTTCTTCGTGCTGGCCGGGTTCACGTCCATTGCCCATCTGACAGGGTTCATGCCTTTCCGTTCCGAGTCGATGTTGGCATTGGACATCCGGGAGAACCACGACTCGAAGCTGTCAAGACCACTCACCTCGGACTCTCCCTGGAGGTCCCCGGTAAGACCATCGTTCACAATGATACCAGCGGGAATGTAGGTGAACCGAGTCACCCTGGACGGAGTAATCTCATCCACGAGAGTACCCATCCCATCGTAAAGAGCTTCATGGATGTGGCAGAAGCCCTGCTCCATCCAGTATCTCTTCCGGTAGATACGCTGCTCATTCTTGTTGTCGGAGTCCACTGTGGTGTAAAAGACCACAAGCTTGATGAGCCGCTCGGAGTCCTCCGGGTCCATCTCATAGACGAACTCCAGAGAGGGGATGAAACTAACCTTGATGGTCTGCTTCTCCTCATTGAAGTTGACCAGATAGGCCACTCGCTTTCCGATAAAGCAGTCCTTAGCTGCCTTAAGCAGCTTGGCCTTAAACTGGCTGGTCTGGAGCACTTTGTCCACGAGGTCCTGGAGGATAGTCCGCTTGTTCTTCTCCTCCTCAGTGTTGCCCTTGGTTCTAATCCACAGGTCCGGAGAACGGGAGAACAGGAACCGTGCCTCTTTGTTAATGAGAGACGTAACCTGTTTGAACCGGAGGTCAGCAGGGACATAGTTGCCGTTGGAGCCTTCGGTAAGGAACTCAGCACCTTTGTCGTAGACCCGGTAGTACTTAATAATCTCGTCCATCTCCGCCAACACAGCAGAGCCCCACAGACCTGAGAGCTCCGAAGTGATGAAAGAGGACGGGATTTTCAGGTTGTTGAATATGACTTCGTAACCCTCCACTACTTCATCCCCTCTCTTAAGAATCGTTCACTGGTAAATTGGAGGTACTTGTAAAGGTTCGTTCTACCACGTTTGAGGGTTCTACTCACCGTGGATTTGTCCACACCGTACTTCTGTCCGATGGAAAGCATTGTGTAGCCCTCAAAGTAGTAGAGATTTAAGTATGTTCTCTGTGTTGGGGTCAGCATCGAGATGGCCTTTTTGAGGCCCAACTCTACCCGGCTTCGGTCTACTTCTCCGGTTTGGTCCAGCCGCATCCTTAAATCTTGGGCTAAATCTAACCTCTTTCTCTGTTCCCTCGAGAGTAAAGACCGAGGCCGTGACATTTTCGAGGTTTCCCAAACTTCCACAGTACTTTCTCATCTCCCCTGCAGTACGAATGGTGTCTTGATACATGAGGTTTAGCTCACGGTATCGAGGGCTATCCGGGGGCACCTCTTTCATCCGCATCCGAATGATATGAGCACTGGCCCGGTATTTGAGCCACAGTTCAAACACTTAGCCTCCCCTCCTACTGTTCCTCGGAATGTCCTTGACGTTGGCCACCGTGTACATGTCAAGGGCATACCAGATAGCTGAGAAGGTGTGAGGGTCAATGTTGAACTCATCGTAAATGAGGTCCCCCGTCTTGGGGTCCTCGAGATACGTGAGGCCTTTGAGCTCCTTGATGGTGTTCTTGCACATCGGGGAGCAGATAATCCGTTTGAATCGCTTGCACTTCCGAGTGTTCTCCAAGCGGCTGCCGGCCCACTTCTTACATTTACGCATCCGGAAGCCCGACTGCTGGTAGAACGTAATGGCCTTGGGCTCTGCGGAGTCGGCCACAATCTGAACCTGGTCCATCCCGAGGTCAATCAGCTCTTCAGCTGTTCGGTCATCCGTCATCTTGTTCTTGTAGTACTCCCAGTAGATGTAGAGCCACTTGTTCTCATCGTCCACGGCCACACGTACAAGAGCGTTGTAGGAAGTCTCGAAGCCGAAGTCCATACCGTTGAACTTGAACTGGTCCGGAATGGCAGCCACGGCCCTGAGTACCTCACCATGGGTCTTAGCCACTTCGAACTGTGGGAGTACCCGAGTGCCGTTGATACCAAAGTGCCCCAAACGTGCAATCCGGTAGAGGTCCGGGTCATAGTTCTTAATCTCGTCCAGCTGCTCTACGTAGCTGGCCGGCAGGAACTTATTGTCATCCACAGTGGAGAAGTGGTAGTAAGTATTATTGGTCCGGATGATTCTCTTCTCGTAGAGCTCCTGGTCATCCAGAATGAAGGTCCCCTTCTCCTCATCCTTGAAGAAGTGCCGGTAGGTCCAGTTGGCTTTGTCCACAGGGTTCTCGGAGAGAAGGAAGTGAATGGACAAATACGGATGGCGAGCACGTCCGAGAAGTTCCTTATAGCCCGCATACTTGAGTTCAGAGGCCTCCTCTATCCAGATGATGGAAACGTTGTGGATGGACTTCAGCTTGGCCGGTTTGTCCATTCCCTTGAAGATAATCTCGGAGCCGTTGGAGAACCGTATCTTCATAGGGGACTGGACGAACCGCATGCGAGTACCTTCCAGACCCAGCTCCTCAGCAAGTTCTTCGAACAAGGCAAAGCAGGATTCCCGGATGGTCTCATAAACCTCACGGACTACGAGGACCTTCCGTTTCTCCTGCAGACACTTCAGAACCAGCTTCAAAGCGATGTGGTAGGACTTGGAGCTACCGTAGCCACCCACAAGGAAATAGAACTTGCTCTTCCAATCGCCAAGAAAGGCACGGAAGTGCTCATTGACTTCCTTCTCCACAACCACGAATTACACCCCCAGGATTTTCACAACGAGGGAGTCGTCCTCTTTCTCGCTTTCGACCGCCCGCTGGGCCAGAATCTGTTTAACCATCTTGGACTTGTCCTCCGGGGTAACTCCCAGATACTCGGAGAGTTTATCCAGAGCCTTCATCCGGTCAGCCAGCTTGATGGTCACACCATCCCGACCTTCCTTGACTTCCTGGATAACCTGACCATCAATCTGCTTCGACGGTTTAAGGAATACGCCCGCCCGTGAGATATCCACGTAGTCAGTCATGTCAGCGAAAGCAATTTTGGCCCACATGTTGACGATGTCGGTTGCCTCCACTAGGGATTCATGCTGTACCTGTTTCCGAATGGACTCTAGGCCAGCACGAATCTTGGGCTTGTTCAGCAGCAGGTATCCCCGTTCTCCGCTGCCCACGGAGTAACCAGCATTCAGGGCTGCCTGTGTGGCAGACCGACACTTAAAGTAAGACCAACAGAAGGCCCACTCTTTATCGGACAGTTCCACTTCTTCCTTGGCCTCTTCCTTGACCTTCTCGGAAAGAAAGAGCTTGTCACCCGGCTGGTACCCGGGGAGGAACTGTCTCCAGTTTTCCTCACGAGCCCACCTGGCTACCCATTCGGAAGGGACAAAGGCCCTCCGAGCCAAACACTTACTAGACAGGGTGCCTCCGGAGTCGATATAGGCCCTTAATGCAATATCGTGAGCCTCCTTACGTTCCTTCGGAGTGTACATCTCCGCCCGGTCTTTATCACGGTTTCTCATGATTTTCGTTCCTCCTTTCCGATAAAATTGGCATGGTGACACATACGAAAAGGCCCCGGAACGGCCTAAAACCGGCCATTTTGAAGCCTTTTTGAGGTGGTCACTACTTTTGTACACGATTATTCTACCACAGTGACCTTGATTTGTAAACCTCAAAACTCTTGACGAAGGACCGGCCCCGAAGGACCGGCCCCACGTCCACACAACTTT